TACAAAATCATCGGCTTTGTCATCATCGCGCTCGTGGCGTTGATGCTGGCCGGATGCGGCGACGGCGGCGGCGGCACCAGCTCGCTGCGGCAGCGCATCAACGGCGGGCAGGCAAACACCCAGCCCACCCCCGCCCCGCAGGTGACAACCGTTGTTGAGCGCGAGACCGTGCGCGAAACGGTGGAGGTTGTTCGAGAAGTGTCGGTTGAAGTTCTGGCGACCGTGGAAGTGCCGGTTGTGCAGACCGTCCTCGTGGAAGTGGTGACCACCCCGATGCCAGATGTGCAGGGCTTTGCGGCGCCGGCCAGCGACTGCAACACCTACGTTGCCCTGCCTGTGACCGTTGAGCCGGACGGCACGATCAGCGGCACGTATCTCATGTGCGCGTGGGAAACGGCCGTTGCAATCAGCGAGGGCAAATAACATGGGCAAAATCTGGAACGCAATCACCAAAAAGTCTGGCGACACCGACCTGACGCCCCGCCCCATCGGGCAGCCGGCGCAGGCGCAGACCGACGCGCCGGACAGCGGCGACAACATGACCAGCATCGCCAAAGGCGTCGGCATTCTGGCCGCCGTGATGCTGGTTGTGTCCATCGTGTGGGTATTCACGTTTGCATGGCGCAACGTGCACGAGTTGTTTGAGCGCCATCTGATGGCCGACTCGCTGACGGCGACACTGGCCGCCGGCTCGTCGGTGGGCATGATGGCCGTGCTGCTGCTCGTCACGTTCGGCATCCGCCACAACCGGATGCGCGGACTGGCGACGCTCTACGCCGCCGGCTGGTTTGCCATCGTCGTGGCACTGGTGACGATCAAAACGCTGTTTGATGCGGCGGCAAGCGACAGCCCAAATCTTAAGGAACTCGCCAACAACGTGCTCAGCACCGCGCCGTGGCTGGCAAACATGGGCAGTGTGCTGGCGGCGATTCTGGCCGGCTTGTGCATCGCGCCTGTGGCAAGCATGTTCGGCGCGGCCAAACACACCGCCAACGACATGACCGAGGACGAGGCGCGCGCGCGCTACGCATGGAACGCCGGCAAGCTCATCATCTCCGGCGCATCCATCGGACTGGCCGTTCTGTTTGGCGCAAACGTGATCGGCATCAACGTGTTCATCGCCGTGCTGCTGGGCCTCGTGCTCGATGTCGGCTTCATCGTCGCGCTGCAAAAGGCCGAGTCGAGCGCTCAGGCCGGCGACCATCGCGCAGCCGGCACATGGACAAAGTTTGTTTGGGTGTATGGCAGCTTCATCGCGCTCATGGCAATTGAGACCATCCCCGCCCTTGCCAAAATCATGGGCACGCCGGTGGATGTGCCTGGCATCACCGACAACCAGTTCCTGCACTCGCTGGGCCGGTTTGCCTACATCGCGGCCATCGGCATGGGCATCCTCACGATTGTGCTGACGGCCACCAGCAACATCCGCCAAAAGCGCGACGAGGACGCAGCGGATGCAACGCCGGCCAGCGTGGCGACGATCAAGCAGCCTGCCGCCCCTGCCGCCCCACTGAGCCGGCGCATCGCAGGCGGCATCCGCGAGGCGCGCGCCGGCGCCGGCGAGATTGGCGAGGCACTGCGCGGCAGGCCGGCGCCGCAGTTGCCCGAAGGCGTTCAACTGACGGCCACCAATGGACGCGACGGCGCTGCGTGGGAGATGAAGCGCGATGGGCAAACCGTCGCGTCAGGCAAGGAGCCGCCGCTGACCGAGTCGAAGGACGCCGGCAATGCCGCACTTATGGCAAGCGGCGGCAATCCAGTAAAACGCGCCGAGAACGGCACGCCATACGATGCCACTGGGTTGATTGTGTCACCCGATGAGGGCGAGGAGCTGATGCGCCGGCACCGCGAGATGTTGGAGCGCAGTCAATCAAGCAATCCGCGCGGATGGGAAACCATAAGTGAGTGGATGCCAGTCAACTCAATTCGCGTGCGCGAGTTGGGTAAGGCGGGTTGGGAGTTGGTAGGTGTCGGCGACAGAGAGATGCACCGCACTGGTGACATGCAGCCGAGCAGACTACACACCTTTCGCCGCCCAAAAACATAGCGCCGGCATCGGTGAATAGCGATTCTGGCACGGGTGACACTGTGCCAGAATCGGCGTTGTCGGCGAGTGAAAATGATGCACCACAAGGCGAAACACAGAACAGCGAGCAAAACGCAGAAAACAAGCCGGATTCAGACGTTTTAGGGGAGAAATTAGGGAGAATTTCAGGGGAGAATTTCAGGGGCGAAATTGAGCCGGCTCAGGGAGAAATTCAGGGAGAAATTTCTGCACCGGATCAGCGCGGGTCAGGGAGAAATTACACATGGAGCATTTCGCAGGAAACGCTGGCCTCATATCGCATTTTGAAATACAAGAGCGGACGCTATTTCAAGGCTCGCTCAACCTACAGGAGTGGTAAACAACATGACAAACACATCTGCGCAGTCGCGCCCATCTACGAAACCCAAAACAGTCATAAAGCGAAAGCAGCGCGAGCCGCTTACGCCAGGCAACGAAAGACTTCTGCGGGACGCACTCGCCAACGGTGACGCGACCGTGCTGGCAATGGCGTTCAGCGTTGGCGTGGAGATCGACGCCGAAGGCGCGACGATGGATTTGCCGCCGGCAAGCTATGCCATCGTCATGTTGCACAGCAATCCGCCTGACCTGCGCGGGTTGTATGGCTCGCAATCGCCGGCGGTGGAAGTGCCGGCCAGTGAGCCCGCAACCACTTGACGCGTAAATACAAGCGCGCTACAACGTCGGTATGGCGAAGGAACAAACGTCTTACCGTATCAGCGTAGTCGCAAAGCATCTTCTCGCGCTTCTATCCGCAAAACTCGGCCTCAGTCAAACCGCTGTCATTGAACTGGCAATTAGGCGGCTTGCTGATGCCGAGGGCGTTAAAGTGGAAGGTAGTAAATGACGGGCTACGTTTATTTCATCAGTGACGGGGTGGCAGTGAAGATTGGCATTGCCAGATTAGTAGGCGCTCGATTGCGTGACTTACAGACTGGCAACACTAAACAACTGTCGGTTTTACACACCATAGAAACCAATGAGCCCCGCAAGGTTGAAGGCTGGCTGCACTGGAAGTATTCAGACCGTCGCATTGTGGGGGAGTGGTTTGCCTTGACTGCGAGCGACATTGATGATGTGAAAGCCATGAACCTGTCGCAGGGTTTGCCTGATAAAAAGATGGTGGCTGATGGAATGGGCAAAGGCTTTACATTCGAGCAGGTGCTTTCATTCCTTGAGTCTGCCGTGTGGCACTGTCAACAGAATGGCATTGATGTGAAATTGATTAATAAGCCGGACGCCCTATGGCTAAAAGTTGATGGGGCAGAACTGACGGTAAATGGAATCCTTGAAGTTGAGCGGCCCGCCCGGCAGGTGACACCATGACCAAAATTGAAACCATGTATGCCGGCGCGGTTGGCGAGATGACCGCGCTCAAGCCCGACGCGCCTGATTTTGAGACGCGCCTTGATGCGCTCGTCTCGCTGCTCATCAAGATCAAATACGCCTCGCACCTGCGCGAGGTGAGGGCGGACGGCTCGACCGACTGGGCGACGGCAGATCACTTCCTTGCGCAAGTCGAATCGGGCATGCACCAGCACGGCATTGTGTCGGGCTGGCAGGACAAGGCGGTGACGAAATGACGATGCAGCAGGCAATCATGCAGATTGAATCAACCGGCGGCATGGCCCGTCAGCCGGCGCGATCCACGGCGCTTGCGGTGTGGGTTCACAAGGCAGTGCCGGCGGCATTCGATAGGGCGGTGGCGCGTATCAAGGCGGCAGGCTTCACAGTCATCGTGTGCAAGTCGCGCGAAATGTTTGACGGGAGGTAGGCAACCTCACCGCTTCAACATGAAAAAAAAGCGCCGGCCACCAGGTCGGCGTTCTTTTTGTCTGACGCTCGTCAGCCGACACTTGCCAGCCTCACACCGTCGGCAGGTGAGCCGGCCCCGTGTAGGAGAACGTGTAGAACATATGTCCTTTGCGACAATCAGGGTGTAGACGTTTCTCCTCTTGGTGTGCCGGCTGTGGATTTTTGGGGACACACAGCCGGCAACCGAAAAATTGACTGTGGGGCAAAGCACAGCAGAAACCGCGCACCCTCGTGCGGCTGGACCAGCCGCAGGATTCACACCCGACCCCGACGCGACACCACAAACGCCCTTTGAGGCGGAGCTGTTGCGCAATCTCCTCAGATTCATTCGGGCGCTCGATCAAAAACACAACATCGTCTTACAGCGCGGCATGTGGGTGGCCGTGCGCGCTTCACCGCGCGGCAGCGCAGGGCCGGACGCAAAACTGCTTGAGCTTGACAGCCGCATATTCAACAACGAATCATGAGCGGCAAACTATCGGATTACTGGATTGAAAAAGAGCCGGTATTGGTAGCAGAAGCACAAAATAGAATCGTGAACGGCAAGATGCCCTTCGGCGGATGGAACGAGATTGCTTCCATCGTAGGCCGGCCAGCATCGCAGTGTCAGCAGCAGTATCAACGCGCCGTCCAGTCGGGCAGGGCCGGCCGCGAGGACACCGCAGAGCCGGCCAGAGACCCCGTTGCAGAAGAAACAGAGCGGCGCGACCGCATGCGCCGGCTGCGCGAGGAACAAGAGTTACTTAAGGCCGTGGCCGGCGAGAAGTCCTTGCGCGCCATGCTGGACGCACTGGCCGAGAAGGCCGCTGCGCGTTTCACGGCGCCGCCACCCTACAGAGCGCCCAAGCCCACCAAACGCACCACGCGAGAAAGCATGGTCATGTTGCTGAGTGACTGGCACAGCGCCGAAGTCATCTCCAAAGAAGGCACCCGCGGCCACAATGAATACAACGCCTTGATTACATCGCAGCGCGCGCGGCGGGTGACCGACGGCGCAATCGGCATCAAGTCAAAACTTGAGGCCGGCGGCTGGCACTTCGATGAGATGGTCGTCGCGCTCAATGGCGACTTCGTTCCTGGCACGATCCACGAGATTGAGAAGTTCACCGATGCGGCCAATGTGGTGGTCAATGTGCACGGCACCGCGTGGATTCTGGCGCAAGCCCTGCGCGACCTGGCCGGCGTGTATCCAACACTGCGCGTTTATTGCTTGAGCGGCAATCATGGCCGGCTGCCCGATGCACGCCGGATGCAGCAGAAGGAGCCGCTGCGCAACTGGGACACGCTCGTGTATCTCTACGCAAGGGCGTTTCTGTCGAATGTGCCAAACATCGAATGGCACATCCCCAACGCCTACAGCGTCCTGTTTGACGTGAAGGGCTTCACGTTTGCGCAGACGCATGGACACGACATCAAGGGCTGGGCCGGCATCCCGTTTTACGGCATCCAGCGATCCACGCGCAACCAGAACGCGCTTGAAGCGGCGCGCCGGCGCACCATCAACTATTGGCTGCTGTCGCACTTTCACACGCAATCCAGTCTGCCGCAGGCGGCCGGTGAGGTGTTTGTGAACGGCAGTCTGTGCGGCGGCACGGAATACACGGTGAACGGCCTGGGCGCGGCAGACCCGCCCAACCAGCTCATGTTTGGCGTGCATGCCGAGCACGGCGTGACGCATCGATGGCCGCTGTATGCATCGGCTGAGGCGGATGCGCCGAGCTACGACATGGGCGGGTGGGTGATCGGGTGACAACAAAAAAGCGCGGCACCTGTGAGCGTGCCGCACTTTTTGCTACTGTGCTTTACCGCAGTGCCTCCATCGGCGCTAGATTTTGCTCGCCCTTGCCAACGCGATTCCACCAGCGTTCTGCCGCGTCCACCAGCGTAAGCTTGTCGGTATATGACAGCGCGGCGAGTTTGCGCACCAGCGCCGGCCCGTCAACTTTCCATTTTTGGTCGAGGTGATTGAGCGAGATGGCGTCGCTGATTTCAGCGTCAATGAAGATGAGCGCGTGCTCGTCAAAAAATCCGGTGCCGTTCAGCGCATCCAGAATCAGCGAGATTTCGCCCTCGCTGAATTGCTCGCGCAGGCGCCGGCGTGCGACGGCCAGTACGTAGAGATACCGCGACAGCATTTTGCTGATGGTGCCGCTGCGGTTTTCGCCGGCGTTGCGTAGCTCAATCTCGGCGGTGAGTTCGGGTTGCAGGGAGATGGGGAATTTGTCGGCTGGCATGGGTTAATCCTTGATCCAGTCCCACAGCCGCTGTAACAGCGTGCGGGGCCGGCGATGCAGGTTGAGTCGCTTTGCCGCTTCTTGCACGCTCAGCACATGCATGTGCGGCTTGATCTTCGTCGGGTCGATGAGCGTGACGCGCTGGCCGCGCAGGATGGCTACCGCGCGGCCGGTCTCGATCAACGTCAGCAGGTCTTCGTCAAACTCCTCGCGGTTCATGCGCTGTATTCCACAGCGCAGTATTCATAGTCGCTGCGCTGCGGCACGTAGTTTTTGTCAGCTTTGCGCTTGGGGTCAACCAGGCGGAAGTTCAGCCGGCACACCAGCATCGTGTCGCCGCTGGCGAGCGTCGTCTCGGCGCGGCTCACCGGCACGTGCACACCAGCGATCTGCTGGATGTGCGTCGCAGTGGCTTCGTAGCCGACGAATGACTGAAACGGCGCGGCGCGCAGGCGCTCTGCAAATTCGGACTCGGTGAGCATCGTCATGCGATAGGTGCCGGCCTGCGGCATCATCGCGGAGTTCATGAGTTTTGTGGTCATTCGTGGTTGATCTCCTCGACAGCGGCTTCCGGAGTCGTGTGGAATCCGCTGGTGTAGTGGCCGGCGGCGGTATACATCACCGCGCCGGCGGCGTCACGGTGGGCAAACACATCCACCTGTGCACCGCAGCAGTCATAGGTGACTGCGACGCGCAGTGTGTCAGAGTTTGCTCGGTCAAAGTCTTGCGGGGTGTGCGGTTTGATTTTCATGGGAAACAAAAAACGGCGAACACAAATTGATGTGTTCGCCGGCAGTCGCGCTCTTTCAGAATTTCTTTTCGCCACTAAGGGCAATTCTGCAAAAGTTGCAGTCCCCTCGTGCGGGGTTGGCTGCGCGACTGCCGGCGAGTCTACATCGTCTCCACCTCGGCGTCAATCACGACGCCATCTTCGTCGCGGTATGTGCCCACGCGCCGACCGCGCAGGTATTCAACCTCGGCCATTCCGCTTTCGCTGAGATACAGCGGGGCGGCTTCCTCGCCCATGCGCAGGTAGCCATACGCTGCCTCGCTCCACTCGTCGGGGAGCGTGGGCGTGATGTCGCGGTCGTGGTCGCCGCGCTCCACCTTCTCCGCGTGCTGACACGCGGGGACGGTGATTGACATGTGCAGCATCGGCATCGGGATGCAGGTGCGCGCGTCGAACGAGCGGATGTTGAGCAGGTCGTAGTAGCCAACCTCGCCTGAGTCGGCGTCGTAAAACATAGACTCAAGGCCGGCGTCAACCTCGACAAAAAAGAACGTCTGAAACGTCTGCGCGCTCAAGTCGCGTTTGTTGCGCGTGATGATGTGCAGCGCGGCGACGAAAAACAAATTCGCGCTGTAGTAATCGCCGGCGTTCTTTGCGCGCTCGATCAACTCGATGAGTGCGTGAATTTCGGCGAAAACGTCGGGCTTGGTCGGCATGTTCATGGCTTTTGCTGTCATCCCCTCTCGCGGGGATATTTCATCGCCGCGAGAGGGGAGAGTGTGTTGATGGATTAGAGCGCCCTCACAAGCCACTGCATGTATTCGGGCGAGTCAACAGCCACGGCTTCGCACGGCTCGATTTCTTCCTCGTAGCCCTCATCAGTCGGGCTGTCGCTGGCGGCCTTGACCAGCCAGACGATTTTGACGCGATCCGGTTCCAGGTTCGGATGCGCGAGGAGCACCGCGTCGCGCTCGTTGAGGGCTTCGATGGAAGGGCAGACGCGGTCTTTCCATTCGGCGGCATCCTCGTAGTCGAGGACGTAGCCAGGAAACTCGGCGGCGGCGCGCTCAATGAAATACAGCCGTCCGCACTCGTGGCCGGCGGCCATGCCACGGCGCAGGCGTTCGCTGCCGTGCTCGTTTGCCCACGCGATACGCGCATCGCGTGCAGCTTGCTTCGCCGCTTCCTTCTCGGCGGCTTCCGCCGCCTTGCGCGCTTCGGCCTCGGCCTTGAAAGCGGGTTGCAGTGCGAGGTATTCAGCGCGCGCGGCTTCATAAGCGCGCAGGTCGATTTCCGCGCCGGCCTCGCGCGCGTTCGCCATCTGCCGGTCAATGTTGCCGCCGGTGTAGGTCGCGCTGCGCGCCTCGATCAACGCGCGGTAGTTGGCCGCGATGCCGTCAATGTGAGCCTGCGCACTCACGCGCACCTGCTCGCGGTGCAGCGCGGCGAGGCGGTCGAACTCGGCCTGATGCATCTCGCGCGATGCGAGTGCATTGCCGGCGCGCGCGATCCAGTCAGCGATGCTTGGCAGCGTCTCAAACTCGTCAGCTCGCTCGGTGATCCACTGAGGCGCGCCAGTGGTGCTATACATCTGCCGCGCGCCAGTGGTGCGCGCCGGCATCTCATAGCACTCGTTTTTCACACAGCGCACGAGCACCGCGCGCTGCTCAGGGGTGAGCAACACGGGATCGAACTCAATGCGCTCAGTGCGCGCGAGTTGCTTGCCGGTGGCGATGAAATGAGCACTAATCAGTTTCTGCGTCGGGTGAAATTCTGCGAACATTGGTTTCTCCTGCCGGCACCTGCCGGCTGAATCAAATCTGATGTGCACATGCTCATCAGTCCCGCTGCGCGGGAGACACCCCCACCGCGAGGGTGGGGATGTTTCGCTGTGCACTATCGGATGATCGTGAGGCCGCCCTGACCGTGGCTGCGCTTTGCGCCGGTGCGCCCCACGTAGATTTCGAACGCGCCATTCGCCCTGCGGTTGGCTTCCGCGTAGGTGATCTGCGCATTACCGAAATAGCAGTTGGCGACAAACCCATCGCGGCTATAGCGGCGGATGCGGTCAGCAGTGGGGTTTTCGTCGATTGCCGCAAGGAGCTTGTCGATGTCGCTGTTGTAAAGCACGCGCGTGCGTGCGCGGCCCTCGATGGCATCAGCGGCATTGCGAAGGGTGGTCTTGATGTCGGACTGGTCGGTATTCGGAGTGTAGGTAATCATTTGTCGTTTCCTCGTTCACTTGAACTTTGGTAGCTCGCACACTTGTGCTTGCCGTCGATAGATGTATGGTAACACCATAGTAATACCGTGTCAAGGGGTGGAAGGGATGAATTTTGAATCATCCAATGATTGAGTGAAAACCGCCCAAAATCCGCGCCTCGGTCACTCGCACGAGGAAACACCCGCACGAGCGTGCAAACGCCACGCCCTGCGCGCCCCTGTGCGCGCGCAGCGGTATGATTCCGGTGTCGCCGCAGCGAGGGCGGATCGCAACTAGGGCGTTTATTGCGCGTCGGGCCAGTAGGATGCACCCGACCGGCGGCAACCAACGACCATCGGCTCCAACGCGCGAGACGGCGCTGAAATGCCGGTGCAGGGCAACCTGTGCGCCGCCGGCCTTCGGTCCAAACAGGCACACCAAACGGGCATATAATGCCCACAACGAAATAGCCAGCCAGCGATTACGCGGCGGCAATCTATCTCCGATAGGTTGCCGCCGCGTTTGCGTTTTCCGCCATGTCACCACAGGCAAAAGTCTTTCATGTCGTGTCCGTGAAGCTCCTGGTCGAGTCCACAAAGGACGGTGACGGCACTGCGGCTTACGAGCAAACGCTGGTTGCGCTTGAAGCCGCGCGCGGCCTGATTGCGCACGTCACAGGACGGGAAGTGCGCACGAAGGCGGCGATTTTGGAGCCGATTCGACTGATCGAACTGGCCCACGAGGAACAACCTCAAGAGGAAACAACCGATGACCGCAAGTGAACTTTCCGCACTGGCCGGCGTGATCCTGTCGCTGGCCTTCTCCTATGTCCCTGGCCTCAGTGCGTGGTTTGGCGACAAAGAGCCGACGGTGAAGCGCCTCATCATGGCCGGCGTGCTGCTGGTGGCCGTGGCTGCAATCTTCGGCCTGAGCTGCGCCGGCGTGCTCACCGCAGCGACCTGCGACCAGCCTGGTGCGGTGGGCCTCGCTGCCGCTTTTCTGTCTGCACTCGTTGCCAATCAGGCAACGTATCTCATCAGTCCGAGGCCGGCTGAGTGAATCCAGAGCGTGAAGGGCAGGTCACTCTAATGGATCAATACGCAGGTGCTTTTCTGGACATCGTTCGGCTGGTGCTGGTGGCCGTGGCCGCGTCGTTCGGCTCAACCGCTGCGCTCGTGCGGCATTTTGGCCGGCGCGAGGACATCGACCGCGCGGAAATAACGCGGCTGAAAGAAAACGAGGCGCGTCAAGACCGCAAGATCGAGGATTTGCAGATTCAGGTCAAGACACTCACCGAATTTATGCGCTCGTCAGGGCATGACCCAAACCTCTACAGCGCCGCCCCACAAACCGGCTAGGCGGCGCCGGACACATTCGTGAAACGCTGTTGGGCCGGCTTTTGAATGAGTTTGACAACAACGAAATCGACGACTTGCGATTGAAACTTGGATGGCGACAAGACGAACTTTGGAGCGACGGCGCAACCCTCGACGAACGGGCGCGCGCGCTGGTGGAAGCCTGCACGCGGCACGGCTCGCTCGGCTCGCTGCTGCGGCTGGTCGAGTTGTCGCGCCCTTCGTCGTGATGGCGCTGCTGGCGCTGCTGGCCGGCGTGATGGTGCTGATGATCGCGCGCGCCGGCGATGCCTGGTGCAGCGCGGCCATCCGCTGGCATGAGCCGCATCCGCAATCTAACTACCGCATCCCGTATCGCCCCTGTGAGGCGAACGGGTGGGGCAATGAATGGGAAATCGCCGGCATTCCATAGCCGGCAGGAGAAACATGAACAACAAAGCTCGACACATTTCTGTTTTGATTCTGGCCGTGGCAATGCTCGCCACGCTGCCGGCCAGCGCGCAGGTGCCGAACGGCTATGACCCGCGCTTCGACATCAACGGCGACAACGTGATGGACATCCGCGACGTGACGATGCTCAGCACCGTCATTCAGGCCAACTACGGCGCAACGAACAACACCGCGCCGGCCACGGCCACGCCGGTGGTCACCTCGACAGCCACCGCAACCCCTGCGCCGGCATCCACGGCGACGCCGGCGCCGACGGCAACGCCTGGGCACGATCACACCGCGCTCAATCGCTGCGGCGTGCCAATCGACCAGTGGTGGACGGCCACGGAGCCGAACGGCTGCGAGAACGGCAGCGAGCGCGGCGACGCGCCGCCCACATGGGTAAAGGCATATGAAACGCAGCGCGGACGCACGTTCTCCATGCACGGCCCCAACCTCACCAGCGCGTCCGAGGCGTCCATGAAATTCATGGTCATGAAAGGCTATGGCTTCACTGTGCCGGTGGTCAGGCCGCGCAATGTGAACGTCGATGTGTATTGCGTGGTGCACGGCGGCAGCGTGCCGTTTGAGCGCGCGCAGAAGGTGCATAGCTGGCGCTGCTGGTTCCGTGAGGGTGACAACGGCAACATCTCGGCCATTCAGGGCTGGTATCGAGCCCCTGGGTTTGCGTTTGAGCGCATCGTCGGTTTCGACGGCACGCCCAACCGCAACAACTTCCCCATTATTTTTGCGCCGTCTCGCGCATCGGCGGCGGCCGGTGGTGGCGGCTGCGAGCAGTGGTATGTCGGCGCGGCCGGCAGCGAGCCGAACATTGAATTCGGCATCACGTTCTGCGGCACGGTGGCATTCTGGCAGCCCAACGAAACCGCGCTGGACTTCGACATGTCGAAGTGGGACTTGAGCGGCCACAGCGGCACGCGCAGGCGCATGGAAATCAGCTACTACAAAACTACGCGCCCCGACAACCAGCGCACCGGCATCTACTGGGCCACGCAGGCCGGCGTCCCAGTGAGCGGCCCGAATGATCCGGCCTGCACCGGCTCAACCGTGATTGACGGCGTGAGTTACGCGACGTTGTGCCTGGAGCAGAACGTCAGCACGACCCTGCCGGAAATCTCGTTTGCTTCGACGAACGGGCGCAATGCCTTTGAGCGCGATTACCCATCTGATGGCGTTGTCGCACCCAACTGACCGCGCCGGACAAAACACAGTGACCCTGCCGGCGCGCACCCTGCGCGCCGGCTATTTGGAGGAATAACCCATGATTAACGCAGACTTTCGACCGCGTGGCACGCTGATGGCGCGCCACATCAAGGCGCAGCGCGCGCCGCTTTCGTGGCGGCTGCGCAACATCCTGCGCTGGACCTACGTGTGGGGATTCATCGTGAACACCCTCGCACGGATTTTCAGCAAGATCACCGGCGCGGTGACGCTGACCAGCGAGCTGCGCGGACGGCTGCGCAAGGCAGACGGCCAGTGGATCGATTACGGCGTGCTCAGCCGGCGCGTGATTACGGATGCCGGCGTCACGTTCCTGCGCGACGACTTCAACAACAACGCGCAGGACATCACCACGCTCAACTTCCACGGCTGCGGCACCGGCACGACCGCCGAGGCCGCTGGACAGACCGCGCTCGTCACCGAATCGACCACCGTCCTCAATCCAGACAGCACGCGCGCGACCGGCACGCGCTCGACGCCGGCGGCCAACCAGTTTCAAACCGTCGGCACGCTGACGTTCGACGCATCGGCGGCCATCACCGAGCACGGCGTGTTTTCGCAGGCCGCGACCGGTGGCGGCACGTTGTGGGATCGCAGCGTATTCTCGGCCATCAACGTGGCATCGGGCGACTCGATCCAGTTCACCTACGTGCTGACCTTGACCGCCGGCGGCTAACCCCTGCCGGCGCGAGCCGCAAATGGCAAGCATCTTTTCTGACGGCTTTGAATCGGGCGACTTCTCCGCATGGTCATGGACGACCGTGAACGGCACAGGCGCGTCCGTGGCTGTCAGCAACACCGCAGAGCGCACCGGCACATACGGCTTTATTGCCGAGGGCGCGACAGGCGCCCAAAGCTGGAATGCATATGCGGTCAAGTCGTTCACCGCGCCGGCATCCAACGTCATTCACGCGCGTTTCTGGTTCAACATTCAGGCCGCGTCATCGGGCGGCGGCCTGCGCGTATTCCGGTTGAATGGCAGTGGCTTGTTCAATCTGTTTCGCCTGCTCGACTACTATGGCACATGGCGCATTGCACTGCGCAAGCGCGACGGCAACAACGAGAAGATTGACCTTTCCGGAGGCATTCCCACGGCGCAGTGGGTGAAGGTCGATGTGCTGTATGACATCTCTGGCACAAACCCTGTGCTAAAGGTGTGGGTTGACGGCACAGAGAAGGTGAATTTCACCGACACGACGAGCGGCACGACAGCCATGCCAAATGAGATGCAACTTGGCGGCGCAGAGGAGGCATGGACGCAAACAGCGACACTGTGGTTTGATGATCTTGATGCGTGGGATGACGCATCAAACGTCCCTGGCAGTTCGCAGCAGTTCAACCAGAGCATTGCCGGATCGCTCACTTCTGCCGGCAGTATCGCGCGGCGCACGGGCAAACGGCCTGCCGGATCGCTCACTTCTGCCGGCGCCATTACACGGCGCGCCGGCAAACGCGCCACGGGTGGACTTACCAGCGCCGGCAGCATCGTGCGGCGCGCCGGCAAACGCGCCACGGGTGGACTTACCAGCGCCGGCACCCTCAGCAAACAAACGCGCACAACGAAGGCCGGCTCGCTCACCAGCAGCGGCGCCTTGTCGGTGGTGCGCGCATTCCTGATGGCACTGGCCGGCAGCCTCTCGGCGGCCGGTGTCCTGCTTAAGCAGACCGTCAAGCCGGCGTCGGGATCGCTCACGGGCGCCGGCAGCATCAGCAAACAGACGCGCACAACGAAGGCCGGCACACTCACCAGCGCCGGCACCTTGTCGGTGGTGCGTGCATTCCTGATGGCACTGGCCGGCGCGCTTGCCACCGCCGGCGCACTGGTCAAGCAAACGCGCACGACTGAGGCGGGATCACTCACCAGCGTCGGCACCCTCAGCAAACAAACGCGCACAACGAAGGCCGGCACGCTCACGAGCGCCGGCACCCTGGCCGTGATTCGGACGTTTCTCAGGGCGCTTGCTGGCACGCTTGCAGCGGCTGGCAGTCTCGCGCGGCAGACCGTCAAGCGGCCAGCCGGCACACTCACCGCAGCCGGCACCCTCAGCAAACAAACGCGCACGGCGAAGGCTGGCACGCTCACGAGCGCCGGCACCCTGGCCGTGATTCGGACGTTTCTCAGGGCGCTTGCTGGCACGCTTGCAGCGGCTGGCAGTCTCGCGCGGCAAACGCGCACGGTTGAAGGCGGGGCGCTTGCAAGCAGTGGCACGGTTTCACGGCAAACACGCGCGACGAAGGCCGGCGCGCTCACCCTGGCCGGTGGGGTGGTGAAGCGCATCGGCGTGAGTGCTGCGGGTGTGCTCGACAGCGCCGGCGCGATCACCAAGCGGGTGGCTGTTGGACTCGGCAGCGCGCTCACCCTGGCCGGCGATCTGGCAAAGCAGACTCGCGTAAGGGCCGCGGGTGTGCTGGCGAGTGCCGGCGCGATCACCAAGCGGGTGGGCATCCGGCTCGGCGGCACGCTGGCGAGCGCCGGCGCTGCGGTCATTCAACTGGCGCGCGCGCTCCTGATCGACTTTCGCATGAAGGGCGACGATGCCATGCAGATGCGCGACGATGACGACGAAATGAGGATGGAGTAAGGACGGAGAAGGACGGATGAACAAACGCGAACTTGCCAACAGCCCAGTGGCGCAGTCGGTGCGCGAGAAACGCGCGCGCAGGATCGAGCTTCAAGCCGGCCTCGGCGCCGGCAGTCCATCGGTCAAGGTGTTCGACGAACTCACAGGGGTGGACATCAGCGCGGTCGCCGGCGTGCTCACCGGCGCGGCCTCGATCACAGACGATGTGTTTACCACGCCTCAGATTCAGCCGTCCACGGCGTGGCGGTCGTATCGCGTGGAGTGCTGGTTTACCGTCGGCTCTGAGCAGTGGATTCGCTACTTTCGCCTGATCGCCGAGGCGTGAATGGATGCGTGAACGGATGCGTGAGACGATGAAAAGGCGGCGGGGTGTGTGCAGTGCGGTGCGCGTTGGCGGGAATCTCCTCGGCATGGTGGGCGAGCTTTCAGGCAGTCCACCATCGCACCTCCCGCCAATCCGCCCAACAGTCACACCCCACAGCCGGCCACATGGACGCGATCACGCGCAACAATATTGTATACGTGTATACGATTTTATGGTTAACGGGAGGGCAGACCTGTGTTAATCCAGACTGAGCCAGACGGCACGATCACGTTTCTTTCGCCGCGCACAAAGCGCGTGCTTTTCAAGATGCGTGACGGGCAGCTCATCATCCGCGAACGGGCGGACGCATCGAGCGATGACTTTTGGTATATCCCTGTGCCGATGCTGGCACGGGCTGACGCGGTGGCGCGGCTCGGCCATGATCCCGCTGCGCTTGAGGAGAGTCTAGGGGTTGTTGTGTGCCGGCCCTGACCGGCAGTCATGCGGGGTGGAGCAGTGGTTAGCTTGTCAGGGTAACTTCCTGAAGGTCGCGGGTTCGAATCCCGCCCCCGCTATATTTTGTGTTTGCTCTCCGTATATACTTGCGCGCATGTCTGAACTGAACACGCGCGCCGCCGAACTGGTGGCGCGCGCAAAAATCAAGTCGCTGTGGACAGAATGGACAAGCGGCATCATCACTTCCGCCGATGCCAGGCAGCGCGTGAAGGAAATGAAAAACAGCCCGCAAGGCATCCCTGACGCCGTGCGGGCTGAGTTTGACGAACTGGATCGCGCTGTTTCAAGCGCCGTCTAGCCTTCCTCTTTGGTCTTCGCTGGATGCTTTTTGCGCCATCCGTGATAGGGCGCGTTTGGCTTCTCCTTCGGGCCGCGCTTGTCGTGAACGGCAAACTGCTTCAGGTCGGCTTCCGCAAAGCGATGCTCCCGCCCGACCTTGACCCCGATGCTTTTGCGGCGCGCAAACGCGCGCACCGCCTGCTCCTGCTTGCCCAGCTTGCGGGCCACGTCGCCCACGCTGTAGGGGTATGCGCACATGAAATCCTGAATGTCCATGCGCCGGATTGTATCACCGCAATACAAAACACTAGAAAGGCGGATCATTGAGCACCTCCAGGGTGAACAAGGCCGGCTGTAAAACGGGTTGCAAAACAGGTTGCGCCACGGGCGCCGGCGTTGCCACTGCATCAATGCCTGCGCGGGCGGCGTCCGGCGCCGGCGCGCCACTGAATGGGAAGGGCTTGACCATCCACGGCGCAAACAGATAGCCATTGACCAGCGCGGCTTTCACGCACACATCAAGGATGTCCTGCCCGTAAAGGCAGTAGGAATGATTACTGGCGTGCAGCAGCATGCGCCCCGTGCCCATTGCCGGATCGCTCACCGTCTTCCAGCGCGCGTCTTTCTGTGCATCTTCGTCGCCAAACGTCATGCGCGTCATCATCTCCGCAACTGAATGCGGCGTGGGATAAAAGCCGGCGCGCCGGCCAATGGCGCACTCGGCCATCAGGTCGCCGAGGATGTCGTAAGGGTGAAGCATCGGCCAGGCCAGGTTGAAGGTTTGATACAGCCGCATGGACGCGCCTTTGCGCGGCTCTCGCGGCAGTTCTGACTGCGAGCTGTGGCCGAAGCCATAGAGCAGCCAGCGCAGGAAATAGTCGAGATGTTCCCAGCTTGACCAGCCCAGCCAGCCGCCATCGGCCACGAGGTCGAGGCACTTCTCGATGTGCCTGCGGGCCAGCGCAACGCCGGCCATGTCGTCGCCAAAGTCTATGCGCGGGATGGGGCCGGCATCCCCGTCGGCGCCGGCTTCCATCACCGCGCACCAGTGCGCCCAGCGCCCGTATCCCATCTCATCCACGCCGATGAGATAGGGCAGAAGCCAGCCGGCCTTGAGATCGCGCTGAAGCGACTCGTCGATTGCATGGGGCTTGAGGGCGCGCAGCCGCGCGCGCATGTCGTAGAGTGTGCTCATGGCAAAAAAGAGGACAAAAAAGAGGGTAAAAAAGAGGCTGGGCTATTTCAGCCCAGCCAGAAACCACTTGAACAGCGCCGCCCATTTCGGCTCACTGTTCCACAACATCTCAGGATGCCACTGCACCCCCAGCGCGCCCGGGCGGTGGATCGCCTCGATCACGCCGTCATCCGAGCGCGCCGCCACATCGAAACCTGCCGGCACCATTCGCGTGGACTGGTGGTGGTAGGAGTTCACCGTATAGGTGGGCAGGTGCTTGCGCAGGCTCATGCGCACGTCCTGCAAGCGGTGCACCGAGGGGTGATGGTCTGTCAGGCCGTCCTGATGGATGTCCTGATACAAGGATCCGCCGGCGGCCACGGTCAGCATCTGGTGGCCGCGGCAGATGCCAAACACCGGCTTGTCTTCGTTGAGCGCGCGCCGCGCCAGCATCCATTCAACGCGATCACGCTTCCATGAGGATTCACTGACTTGTGAATGCCGCTTCGCCTCGCCGTAAAAAAATGGGTGAATGTCCGCGCCGCCCAGCAGCATCAGGCCATCGAATGGGGTGGAGTAAGCCTCTTCCATCGTGGTGATGAGTTCGATGCGAATGTCGGGCTTGAGGGCGCGCAGGATGCTGTAAACGCTGCCGGTGGCCGTGCCTTCGTGGAGGGCCACAGTGTTAAGAGTTTTCATGGTCTGTCCTATGAGATTGGAGATTGGAGATTGGAGATTGCAAAAAAGAAGCCTCTCGGCTTGATAAACCGAGAGGCCAGCCGATGCCGTCAAGCTGCCGGCTGAATGGGTGACTGGGGAGCCGCTGCCGTGAGTTGTTGCAGCATGAATGCTGCCACTTCTGCCGGTGATTCATCTTCGACAATGCAGAAGGCCGAGGCCAAAGAAACCTGAAAATGGTCATGGATGAACCGATCAACCGCCACATCCGCCGGCAACTGGGTTGATCGAGGGTTGATTTCCGTTTCGGTGATTCTGGCAACCAGTGCCGTAATCATGTAAATGGCTGACAGAACAAAATCGCAATCGATGACCGATGCAAAAAGCCGGCATTCGATTGTGTTTTTGCCGCTTCGGCCATAGTTGGTTGTGTTGAGAGAGTTGTATCGATCCCGCTGCCACATCGAAGCCGGCTTGCAAAAAAATGATTGCAGTCGGGTGGACATTTGGGAGCCGTTCAAACTCCAGAAAGCAAATTCGTATCGCTTGAATGCCTTCACAATTCGGGTGAATTGCTCGCTTGTGATGTTGCCGGCACCGATATGAACATGGATGCCGCAAGACCGATCAGAGATTGCATGCATGTCCTGCAATCGCAGCACAGCCTGGGCCGCCTGAATCAGACCATCCTCACCCTTCAAAATCGGGCTGACAATCTCAACACCAAAATAGCCGGCAGGGGCATGAAGGGAGCCGTCATGCTGAGCATTCCAGCCAGCCGGCCATCCCTCAATCTGGTCGCCGCGGTGGTATTGACCCACCGAGATCAGCTCTCGCACACTGTTGGGAAGGTAGCATTCGATTTCCAGACCGAAGGTAATTTCTGAGGCTTTCATCGCATTTTCTCCGCAGTTAAGATTGACCTATTTATATCACAGTGATACTAATTTGTCAATATAGAAAAGAAGGAAAAGGCAAATGAGTTTTTCGGATGTTCGAAAAGATGGTGTCGGGCAATTGCTCGTTTCCCTATTGACAAATGAATATTGTCGTGATATAAATCTGTCCATGATGGAAACCAAATCCAGACAGTCAAAGCAGCAGGTCGCACAGGCAACCCTTGCCATCCTCAACACCCTGCAAGATTTTGTGTCGCCGGCTCAGCGCAGGGTGGTCGCAAATTTGTCCGCCGGCGAGGAAGGCGAATGGTTCCTGCAAAAGATGCAGGAAATCCGCCAGACAGTTGACACAATGCCCAAGTCCTACGAAACGGATGGGCAGGGCGACAATGCCGTTGCCCATCTTCACTACTTCGGCCCTTCGTGTGATTTCTACATCACCGAAAAGGACATGTGCAAAAAGCAGCATCAGGCTTTCGGCTCTGCGTCGTATGGACACGGCGCCGAGATGGGCTACATCTCGCTTTGTGACCTACTGAGGCATGGTGTCGAACTCGACTTTCACTTCACCCCTCGCTCGCTGAAAGACCTGAAGGCCTCAGGCGCCATTCGCTGAAATGGATGACAAACTGATAACCCCCGTCCGGCTGGCCCAACTGAAAGCCGATGCCGAGAAGATCGCCAAAGAGCCGCTGACCGTGGAGCAGGTTCGCGCAGCGATGTATTACTTTGGCAGTGAGCTGGCCTGCCTGCGGCTGTTTGCCAAGATCAACACCTTTGGCGCGGCGCATCACCCACATGCGCGGGTGGGCTACAGCGCCAATCGTTCAACCTGGTATTTTGTGACTGATATGACATGACAACCCTTCAACTTCCCCTTATGCCCCCTGAGGCGTTCGGCGCATGGGATACAATCGAGCTAGTTAACATTCCATCCAGCGCCCAACTCCGAGAGCAGATCGCCAACGAAACCGACACGATCATGCTGTCATTTTCGTGCGGCAAAGACTCCATTGGCGCATGGCTTGCGCTTCGTCCGCATTTCAAGCGCATCATCCCCGTTTACATGTGGCTGGTGCCTGGCCTGCGTTTCGTCGAAGATTCGCTCCGCTACTACGAGGACTTCTTCGACACGCCGATCATGCGCGTGCCGCACCCCTCGTTTTATCGCTGGCTGAATCACTTCGTTTACCAGCCGCCGGAACGATGCGCGATCATTGAGCGCGTGGGCTTTCCCAACCCCGACTATGACCAGATGCTGGACATGGCCGCCGAGGACGCCGGGTTGAAGCGACGCCCGTGGTCGGCCACCGGCGTGCGTGCTGCCGACAGCCCTGTGCGGCGCGCGGCGAGCACGCGCTATGGCGTCCGCAATGCCGGACGCAAAACGTTCTTCGCCATTTGGGACTGGACAAAAGACAAGCTCATCACCGAAATTGAACGCGCCGGCGTGAAGCTGCCCGTTGACTACAAGTGGTTTGGCCGATCCTTCGACGGCATTGACCGCCGCTTTCTGGAGCCGCTGCGCAAACACGCGCCGGCAGATTACAAGACCATCCTCGACTGGTTTCCGCTGGCCGAGATTGACATGCTGAGGAAACGCCATGCCGAAGAAAATCAACCTCAATGAAGACTTGAACCTGGGCAATGACCTGGGTGAAGATTTCGATCTGGACATGGGTGAGGGCGCTTTCTCGCTTGACGACGATGAGATGCCCAGCCCTGTGGCCGGCGTGAACTACACCGGCCGCGTTCAAGACGACGCTGTGGCCGAGGCCGAGGCGGTGATGTCCGCCTTCCAGAAACGTGCTGCCGACGAGGCGCATCGATTCCGCGAGGCCACTGACTCGGAGTTCTGGTGCTGTTTTTGCTTCCAGACGCGCGAACAGAAGGAAGAGTTTCTGCGCGCGTTCAATCTGCTCAGCCTGGGTGACAAGTATCTGGACGGCCCCAAAGCCGCCCGTCGCATGGGCAAGCCCGTGCAGCCGGCCAACGTGCAATACCGCGATGGCCGGATTGATCCCAAGCTGGCAAAGCTCGCTCGCTAATCACACGAAGGGAAAGAGGAGGTGATGTGCAGTTTTGAATCGCATTCGCAACGCCGCTCGCAACCTGGTGAACCGCGTGACTGGTCGCGGCAACCGCAATGCCCGCAGCGCCGGCGCCGCCCGCAGCGCCGGCGCCGCCCGCAGCTCTGGCACCTGATCTGTTGTCAGCGCGTCTGGAAGACCCTGACTTTTCATCATGAGCGAGCAGCCTGACCCCCCAACCCCTGACACGTCGGATAGCGGCGCGCCGGACAGCAAGCCGCCCCGACGAGGCCGGCCCACTGATTGCACGCCGGAGGCCACAAAATCCATCTCCGGCGCCATCTCGCTGGGCCTGACCTACAAGGATGCGGCGCTGGCCGCGGACGTGTCATACAAGACGTTCATCAACTGGATGAAACGCGGACGCGACGAAGCCGCGCGCCTGCACGACGCCGGCCCGCGCGCCAAGCCCCGCGCCCGTGAACTGCCCTTTTTGGAATTCTTTTATGCTATAAAAAAGGCGAAGGCCAAAGGAAAGGCGCGGCTGGTCAAAACCATCTTCCAGCACTCCGAAACGAGCTGGCAGGCCGCGGCGTGGATTTTGGAACGCCGGCACCCGCGCCAGTTCGCGCTGCGCACACGTTCGGAAGTGACCGGCAAAGACGGCGGCCCCATCCAGCACGAGCACGCCACGGTAACGCTGGTGATGCCAGACAATGGACGCGGCGATGCCACGCAACCGACCACAACCCCGAACCCAAGCGCCGGCGACTGAAATCCGGCCCCAGCCGGCGCAGTGGACGTTTCACTCCACGCCGGCGGACATCGCAATCTTCGGCGGTGCTGCCGGCGGCGGCAAAAGCTGGTCGCTTCTGGCCGAGCCATTGCGCCACATCACCAACCCTGACTTTGGCGCGGTGATTTTTCGGCGCACGCATCCACAGATCGTGCTGGAAGGCGGTTTGCTCGACGAGTCGGCGCGTGTTTACGGTGCATTTGGCGGCCATCTCAACAAGTCGGCCCTGCGCTGGCTGTTTCCCAGCGGCGCCAGCATCACGCTGGACGCCATGCAATATGAGTCGAACGTCTACGACTGGCAGGGTTCGCAGGTGCCGCTGATCGAGTGGGACGAGTTGACGCATTTCACCGCCAAGCAGTTCTGGTATATGCTGTCGCGCAACCGCTCGACGTGCGGTGTGCGCCCCTACATCCGTGCGAGCTGCAACCCTGACCCCGACTCATTTGTGGCTGACCTGATTGCGTGGTGGATCGACCAGGAAACCGGCTACCCCATCCCTGAGCGCGGCGGCGTTTTGCGCTACTTCTATCGCCTGGCCGATGAAATGCACTGGTATGGTTCGCCAGAAGAAGCCATGCACGCGCATCCAGACATGGCGAAGGACGCGCCGCCTAAATCGCTCACGTTCATCCCCAGCCGGCTGGAAGACAACGCCGTGCTGATGCAACGCGACCCTGGCTACCTTGCCAACCTGAAATCGCTCCCGCTGGTGGACATGGAGCGCCTGCTGAAAGGCAACTGGAAGGTGCGTCCGGCTGCCGGCAAGGTGTTTAACCGGGGCTGGTTTGAGATCGTGGACGCCGCGCCTGCCGGCGGCACAGAGGTGCGCGGATGGGACTTTGCGGCCACTGAGCGCAAGATCAACAAGCCCGACCCCGACTTCACCGCCGGCGTGCTGGTGCGGCGGGTGGGCGATGTGTATTACGTGATGGACTGCGAGGATTTTCAGGAAGGCCCGACCGAGGTCGAAACGCGCTTCAAAAACATCTCGCAGCAGGATCACATGCGCGCTGCTGCCGGACGCTCGCAGTATCGCGTCCGCTTTGAAGTTGAGCCTGGCGGCGCCGCCCGACGCGACGCCATGCGCCTGATAGGGATGCTGGCCGGCATCGACGTGCGCGGCATTGACGCACGCGGCGACAAGGTGACGCGCGCGGCGCCGCTGGCTGCACAGGCCCGCGCCGGCAACGTCAAGATCGTGCGCGGCGCGTGGAATGAACGCTTCCTGAAGCACATGCACAGCTTCCCCGAAGGTGCGCACGATGACATCGCCGATGCTGTGGCGTCTGCCTTCAACGAACTCACCGAGTGGTGGGTGCCGGAAGCGGAGTCTGGGCCTTCGGTGTGGTGAAGGCCGCAAACAGAGATACAATAACGGCAAGCGCAGAGGCGCACCAAACTGGTTTTGGTGCGCCTTTTTAGTTTTCCCATCCAGCCTATGGACTTCATTACCCGCACCATCATGTCGGCGGTGATCGACGACGAGCGCGCACGGCTCAACCGCATCAAGGAGGCGAACGACGCCTACGCCGGCAAATACAAGGACTTGCTCATCGTCCGGCAGGGGCAGGCCGATGACAACACCAAGCCGAATCTTGCGCGCTTGATCGTTGACAAGGGCAAGACGTTCCTGATGGGCGCTGCCGGCCCCAAGATCAAGGTGGACGGCAACGAGCCGGCGCAGGCGTGGCTTGATGCGTGCCTGAAAGCCAACCGCTGGCCGACCAAGTGCAAGGAGATTGCGCAGAACGGCGGCATCGCCGGCCATGCCTTCATCAAGCTCTCCGGCGCGCGCACCGAGCGCGGCGAAACCTACCCGCGCATCATCGTGCAAGACCCCGCAAACGTCACCGCGCACTGGGATGCAGACGACATCAGCGACGTGCTGCGCTACCGCATCCAATATCCGGCAGTCGGGCGCGATGGCAAGCCAATGGTCAAAAAGCAGGTGATCGAGCGTGACGAGGCCGGCGCCGGCTGGACAGTGATCGACTCCGAAGCGCGCAACGGCGGCGCGTTCATTGAAACGTCTCGCGTGGCGTGGCCGTGGCCGTGGGCGCCGATGCTGGACTGCCAGAATCTCGTCGCGCCGAACGTGTATTACGGCATGGCCGACCTTGAAACGGATGTGCTTCACCTGATCCGGCGCATTCAGTTTGTCCTCAGCAATGCGGCGCGGCTGAATCGCATCCACGCCCACCCCAAGACGTGGGGCAGGGGCTTCAAGACGTCTCAGCTTGAGATTGGCGCAGATGAAATGCTCGTGCTGCCAGGGGAAACGGCACAGATCGGCGCGCTTGAGGCCACCGGCGACATGGCCGGCAGCATGGCCCTTTACAACGCGCTGAATGACCTGCTTTTCATGCTGGCGCGCATCCCGCCCATCACCATGTCGAAGCTCGACAACATCGGCGCCATCGCCGGCATTGCGCTCAAGATTCTGTATGGCCCGATTGTCGAACTGACGAACGACAAGCGCGGCACCTACGGCGACATGATTGAGCAGATGGCCGTCCGGCTGCTTGAAATGGGCAACTACGCCGGCGCAACCGTCACCCTTGAATGGCCCGAAATCGTGCCGGCCAACGAGGTTGAGGCGCAGCAGGTTCTGCTTGCCGACAAGGAGGCCGGCCTTGTGAGCAGCGAGACGGCCAGCGCCAAACGCGGCTACGACTGGGCAAAAGAGAAGGGCTTGATCGACGCGCAGAAGGAGGAGAACATGCAGCGGTTCGACACCCCGCAGGGCAACACAGACGCGGCTGACGACATCCTCACGCGCTTGACGAGGCGGTAGCACATGGCTGGCGCTTCACCCACTGAGCGGACGCTGAATGAACTCAGCCGCATCCGCGATGCGTTTCTGCGCGACCTTGAGGCCAAAGAGGCCGGCGCAATAAAGGCGCTCGTCGAGCAATACGCCGGCATCGTGAAGCGCCTGCGCGCACAGATTCAAGAGGACTGGGAGAAGATCGAAGCGCGCAAGGCCACCGGCGAGACGCCGCGCCGGTCATGGATTTACGAGACGGGCCGGCTGCAACGGCTGCTCGACCAGGCCGAGTTTGAGTTTCGCGGCTGGTCAACGCTGGCCGCGCAGGTCACTGCGGCGCTTCAAGGCGAGGCCGTGGCGGTCGCCGGCGCCATTGTCGGCGAACAACTCCGGCTCTTGTTCACCCCTGCCGGCGCTTCGTCGGTGGTCGTGGGCTTCGACGTGCTGCCGGTGGATGTGCTTGAGCATCTTGTCGGCACCCTGCGCGACGGCTCGCCGCTTGTCCGCCTGTTCGATGAGATCGGGCCGCAGGTGCGCGAACGGATGGCCGAGGCGCTGACAACCGGCATCGTGAAGGGCGACAGTCCGCGCGTGGTGGGCCGGCGCATTCAGAAGGCCGCGTCGATTGGCCTTGCGCGCGGGGTGAGGATTGCGCGCACGGAGATGATGCGCTCGTACCGCACGGCACACCATGACAATTACAGGGCTAACAGTGACGTGCTGGCCGGCTGGATTTGGCTTTCATCCCGCAACGGGCGCACCTGCGCGGCGTGCCTTGCCATGCACGGCACGTTTCACAAACTCGATGAGGAATTGCTCGACCATCCCAACGGCAGATGCACGCCGATGCCCGTATCAAAGTCCTTCGCGCAAATGGGCCTCGCGGATGTGGCGGCAGAACGCGGCTGGCAGGACATGGCCGTCGATCCTGCTGAGGTTGAAACCGGCGAAGCATGGTTCAAAAAGCAGCCACTGGCGGTCAAGGCCGAGGTGCTCGGCGCAGCCGGCGCAAGTGCCTATGTCGCTGGCCGTGTGTCGCTGGCCGACTTCGTGACGGTGCGCAAGTCGCGCACATGGGGCAATTCGATCAATGCCGCGTCGCTCGCCACCGCGCTTGAGAACGCACGGCGGCGCACAGGTTGACATATTCACATCATGACATTGGACGCACTCCTCACCGTGATCGCGCTCGGCATTGTGGCCGTGTATTTCGTCCTTGCGGCGGCGACGTATCGCCGGCAGCGCGACGAGGCGCGCGAGATTGTGCTCGCGCTTCTGGATCGCGGCGAGGCGCTGGCCGATGCTGCGCCGGCAGACCTGCGCGCCCTTTCAACCTATGCCCTTTGGCGGACGGCTGCGAAGAATGCGCGCCGGCGGATGATGACCCCGCCGGCAGAACAAAGGCCACCGGAGTAAGCGCATCGGAATAGGTGCACCGGAATGGTGCTACAATCACCGGCAAGCGCAGAGGCGCACCAAACTGGTTTTGGTGCGCCTCTGCTTTTTTTCCCTTTTCACTTCGGAGGTTACAGCGGAATGGAAGGCCAGGAGCCAACCACACCGTCGGCACAGGATGCCGACCCCATCGGCGGCGCGCAGCCGGCAGCGACACCCCAGGCGGGTGCAACGGGCAATGACGCGGAAGCGAAATACCAACGTGAGTTGTCTGAGGCACGCAAAGAGGCGGCGAACTATCGCAAGACCCTGCGCGACACCGAGACGCGGCTGAAAGAGCTTGAAAACGCTCAACTGAGCGAGGCCGACAAGGCCAAGAAAGAGCTTGAAGAACTGCGCGGATACAAGTCGAGCACGTCCGAGGCGGTGAAGGCCCTCAACCTTCAAATGTCGGTCGAGCGCATCGCGCGCAAGCTCGGCGTTGTGGACGAGGAAGCCGCGTTTGCCCTGATGGACAGGTCGAAGGTGACGTTTGGCGACGATGGCCGGCCCGACGGCGACACCGTGCAGGCGGCGCTTGAGTCGCTGCTGACGGCCAAGCCGTGGCTGAAACCCGCGGCGCCGGCAGCACCCGCAGCACCCGCTGCGCCAAGCCTTTCGCCGGCCAACCCCGGCAAGGCGCCGATTGGCGGGGCCTTGACGCAGGCGGACATCAGCAAGATGACGCAGGCCGAAATCAATGAGCGTTGGGCGGAAGTATCGGCAGCCCTGCAAGCAGGGCGTTAGCGCATCGGCACGAGCCGGCGCGCACAGAGGAATAGCAGGCAATGGCACTCAACAACTTCATCCCCACGCTGTGGGGCGCGCGGCTCCTTGAGAATTTGAACAAGGCGCTGCGCTTCGCTCAGGCCGGCGTCGTGAATCGTGACTACGAAGGCACCATTCAGGCGCTCGGCGACTCGGTGAAGATCAACAGCATCGGGCGCGTGACGGTGGGCGATTACGCCAAGAACACCAACATTGGCGATCCCGAAACCTTGAGCGATGGGCAGACCACGCTCACGATCACCCAGTCGAAGTATTTCAACTTCCAGATCGACGATGTGGATCGCGCGCAGCAGGCCCCGAAGGTCATGGACGCGGCCATGCGCGAATCGGCGTATGCGATCAACAACACCATCGACCAGTTTGTCGCCGGCTTCTACACCGACGCGGCCACGACCAACCTGATCGGCACCGATGCCAGCCCCAAGACGGTGGGCCTCGGCGGCAGCGACGCGCAAGCCTACAACCTGATCGTGGACGCCAAGACCGCGCTGGACGTGGCGAACGTGCCGGACGATGGGCAACGTTGGATCATCGTGCCGCCGTGGATCGAGGGCCTTCTGCTCAAGGACGAGCGCTTCGTGAAATTCGGCACGCCGGCGCAGGACGAGCGCCTGTTGAACGGCCAGATTCGCCAGGTGTCGGGCTTCAACGTCATGACCAGCAACAACGTCAACAACACGGCGGACACCAAGCACAAGCTGATGTTTGGCCACCCGATGGCAATCTCGTTTGCGCTGCAAATCAACAACGTGGAAGCCTACCGCCCTGAGAAGCGGTTTGCCGATGCCGTGAAGGGCCTCACGCTCTACGGCGGCAAGGTCGTGCGACCGGACGCGCTCGGCGTCATCACCGCCAGCAAGGGCACCCTGTAAGCCGGCACTGCCGGCGATGAGTGATTAAGACTTGATGGCCGCGCCGATGGTCGTGTTTCGACCGTCGGCGCGGCATTGGAGAACACAAACACATGCCACGCACCAACGTTCCTTTGCAGGCATTCGCCGCCAATGGTGAACTGACCGACCCGACGCCCGTCACGATTGACGCGACGAATCAGCACGTCATCCCCGCTGCGGGGCAGTCGCAGCGCATCGTCCTGCGCGTGAAAAACACCTTCGCCGGCAGCAAGGTGGTCACGGTCAAGGCCGGCGACAAAGAGCCGGCATTCCGCGCCGGCCTCGGCGACCTCGCCGTGACGCTCGCGCAGAACGCCGTCAAGTGGATCGGGCCGCTGGAATCGGCGCGCTTCATCCAGAACGACGGCACCATCGAAGTGGATGTTGCCAGCGGCACGACCGGCGAAATCACCGCGTTCCAGTGGCCCGGTCTCGGCGCGTAAAAGAGGTAAAAGCACATGCCTGACGGACTGGTCTGGATCCGCGTGTTTGCAACGGGTGCCGAGTGGGAAGTGCCGGCGGCGAAGGCCGCTGAATTGACCCGCTGGTATCCGAAGGACTACGCGGTTATTGCGCCGAGCGTGCCGCCCGACGCGCCGGCTGAGCATCCGGCAGACGCGCCGGCAAGCGAGCCGGCAAGCGAGCCGGCCAAGCCCAAAAAGGCGAAGTAATGGCACGCGAAACGATGGCCGCCCTCATCGCCAAGTTGCGCCTGATGGTCAATGACCCGCTCGGCGCAACGCAGCGGTTTTCCGATGACCAGTTGCAGGACATCCTTGACGCAAACCGCGAGGACATCCGGCAAATGGCGCTTGAGCCGGCGGACACCATCGCCGCAAACGGCGCAACGACCTGGCTGGACTGGTTTTCACCCTTGGGCGGCGCGTGGGAGACCGGCGCAACCCTGCAAAACAGTTCATGGCAGTCGCTCACCGCCGACAGCGCAGAGCTGTTGATCGGTGTGTGGCATTTCAACGCGGCGCAAAGCCTGCCGATGTATGTCACGGGCCGGCTGTATGACCTGCACGCGGCGGCGGCGGATGTGATCGAGCTGAAGATGGCGCAGGCGGCTGAGGACTTCGACTTTTCAGCCGACGGCGGCAGCTACTCGCTCAGCCAGAAGCTGCGCGGCCTGCAAACCATGCTCAACACCCATCGTTCAAAGGCGCGCGTCAGCACGGCTGTGTTGATGCGCGGCGACACGAGGCCGGAATGTTGAACGCGCGCGACATGCAACAGATGCAGGCAGCGCAGGAAGCCAGCATGCCCGACGAATGCCAGTTGCTGCGGCGCACCGATGGCGCGGTGGATGCCTACGGGGTGCCGGCGCCGGCATATGCCGTGGCCGCGACTGTGAAGTGCGGCCTGTCTCATTCGCAGGTCAACAGCGAAGCGGGTGGACGCGAGCGGCGCGGCACACAAGTGCCGATTGAAATCCGGCGCTTGCGCCTGCCGGCAGACACGAGCGTGAGCAACATCGACCGTGTGAGCATCACGCGGCGGTTTGGCGCGTCCATCACGCCGGTGCTGTATGAAATCGTGGGTGACCCGCAGCGCGGCCCGTCCGGGCTGCTCGTGCAGATTCAGAAGGTGACCGAATGAGCGGCGATGTGAAATGGCATGGGCAGCGCGTCAGGGGCGAGGTGCAGGCCGCGACACGGGCGGCCATCGCAAAGCTGGCCTTTGACATTGAGGCCGGCGCAAAGGCGCAGATCACCGACAACCAGCAGATCGACACCGGATTCATGCGCAACTCCACCTACACCGTGACGAAGGATCACGGCGTGAGAGCCGGCGCCGGCGCCGGCGTTGCAGGGCGTGAGGCGGCCAGTCCGCAGCCGCTCGGTGACGCGGATGCGATTGTCGGCGTCGGCGCGGTGTATGCCATTTACAACGAAGTCAAAAAGTCGTTCCTGCGCGTGGCCTTTGAGCGCGTCATCGGCGCGGCTGGCGGCACGTTCAAGCGCACATTCGGCGAGCGTGGATTCTGACAGGACTTATAGATGGTGGACATGGAGGCAACCCTGCGCGCAAAACTGGCGGCCAACGGGCCGCTTGTGGCCGCCGTGGGCAGCCGCATCTATGCAGCCGAGAAACTGCCGGCAGGCTACAAGCCAAGTGTCGGCGGCGCGGTGTTGTTCAAGGTGTCGGGCGGCAGCGCCGACTATGCCATCACGCTCAGGCCGACGGTTCAGGTGCGCAGCTACGGGCTGGACGAAGGGGCGGCGCGGCAGGTGGATCGCCTGGTGTTCGATGCGTTGCACGACCTGCAAAGCGGCAACGTGCTCAAGGTTCAAGTTGACATTCTCGGACAGCTTGTGGCTGACCCTGAAACAGATTGGCGGTATGTGCTGAGCTACTACACGGCGCAGATCGCAAACATTTAGGCAAACATTTAAGGAGAGTGAGACATGCCCGACATCAAGGCAACCGACATCCTGATCGGCCCGCTGAAAATTTACGTGGCGGCGCTCGGCACGACCCTGCCATCCGACACCCTCGCAGAAGATGCGGCGTGGCCGTCCGGCTGGACGCAGGTCGCGTTCACCAAAGAGCCGCTGACGCTGGCAAGCGAGTTTGAATCGCTCGACATCGAAGTCGAGGAGGCCATGAGTCCGATTCACCGGCGCAAGATGAAAGAGTCCTGCACCTTTGAAACGGTTCTGGCCGAGTTCACCACGCAGAATCTGGCCTACGCGCTGGACGGCACGCACACGGCAACGACTGCGCCGACCACCACCACCGAAGGCGTGGAAACCTTCACGCTCGGCGGAAATCGTTTCCTCACGGAACGCATGTGGGGCTTTGAGGGCAAGTTCCACAACCGCGACGGCACGGTTGCGCTGCCGGTGCGCCTGTATATCTGGCGCGGTTCGGCTGAGTCTGGCGGCGAGCTTGAATTCTCAAAGTCCGATTACGCCGGCATCCCGCTCAAGATCATGGCCCTGGCCGACACGTCCAAGACAGTCGGGCAACACTTGTTCAAGATCGTGCGCGTGCTGCCTGAAACAGACATCGTTTAATCGAAGTGCCGGCGCTCACGGGCGCCGGCAACAACGAAGAAAACCACGAACATGAAAGAGATTGTCATCACGATTGCCGGCAAAGACTACACCGTGCAGCCGCTCAAGTTCAAGGGAAGCCGCTCATGGCGCATGGCGCTGGCCGAGAAATTCGACGGCATTGTGGACGCGCTGCAAGGCGTGGGCATGGTGGAAGTGAAGGACATGGCCGGCATCGGCAGAATCATCGACGAGCTGAAAGGCACGTTGATTGGTTCGCTGGATACCGTTCTGGATTTGGTCTGCGCGTATGTGCCGGCCATCAGCGAGGATCGAGCGAGGATCGAGGAGGAGGCATTCGATGAGGAAATCATCGATGCGTTCACCCGCATCCTCGGCCTTGCATTCCCTTTAGGGAAAATTCTCGGTGCGATGAATGGCCTAACGGCCAGCACGACATCGAGGAGCTAGTTTTCGGCGTTTACGGTCGCGCTGCCGACGACCTTGACGATTTTGATCGGGCATTGCTCGCGCATTCGTATGCGCGGCGCAAGCAGTTTGAGGCTCGACTGATCGCGGTGGAGGTGGCAAAGATGCTCACCGGCGCGACGGGTTCAACCCCTCATCCTGCCGGCGCCGCAGCCGGCGCACCAGCCGTTCGCACGGTGACCCGCACCGGCAAGGCCATGGATCGCGTGCCGGCGCGCGCGCTGCTCGATCAACTGGGCGCACGACTCGACTTCTAGCTTTTTATAGACATGGGCATCACACTCGGCGACCTTTTTGTCCGCATTCGCGGCGACCAGTCCGGCCTTGATGGCGACCTCAACCAGGCCGAGAAGAAGACGCAAGCCTCTGCCGGGCGCATGGGCGGCTTCTTCACCGGCGCGCTGCAACACGCCGTCGGCGGCGCGATCCTCGGCGGCGTGCAGGCCATCGGAGGCGCGATCACCGGCGCCGTGTCGCAGGCGTGGGACGCCACCAAGTCGTATGAATCCATGAGCGCGGCGCTCAACACGCTGCTCACCAAAGAGATTCAAACGCAAAGCGTCCAGGTCAAGCGCATCGCCGTCGGCCAGAAAACCATTCAAGTCACCGAAGGCGGCGCGGCTGCCGACTTGAAGAAGGGCGAGAGTGAGGCCGACCTTGCGTTCAAGATTCAAAAGACCACCAACGCCATTCAGGTGCAGAACGAGCGGCTGCAAGAGGCCATTGCAAAAGGCAAGGAATCGGCGGCAGAGATTGAAGCGCGCCGGCTGCGCATTCAGGGCATGGAAAACCAGCTTGCCGCGTTGAATGGCCGGCAGGGACAGGCCGGCACCGCCGTGTCCAAGACCATCACGCTCTACAAAGAGGAAAAGACCGCGGCCATTGACATCATGACGGCGCGCAAGATGGCGGCGGAGAAAACCAAAGAGCTGATGGAGTGGTCTCAGAAACTCGCCATTCAGTCGCCCTACTCACAAGACGATGTGATTAAGGCCATGAAGATGGGCATCGCGCTCGGCTACAACTCCGACCAGGCCAAGCGGCTCACCAACGCCAACATCAACTTTGCGGCGGCGACCGGCGCGACCGGCGACGCCATGAGCCGGATCACGCTTGCGCTCGGCCAGATGCAGGCCAAAGGCAAGCTGGCCGGCGGCGAGATGCTGCAACTCACCGAAGCCGGCGTGCCGATGCGTGAGATTCTGCTTGAGTCCGGCAAGATCGCCGGCCTGACGACTGAGAACTTCGCCAAGATGCAGGAGAAGGGCTTGATTCCTGCGAAAGAGGCATACGAAGCGTATGTCGAATACATGGAAAAGCACTTTCCAACGGCGGCGAAGGATCAAGCCAACACGCTCGCCGGCCTGCAAAACTCGTTTGAGGACTTGCAGAAGGTTGTATTGCGCACGGCCTTTGAGCCGATGTTTCGGGCGCTACAACCGTATCTGGTGAAGTTTGCCGAGGTCTTGCAGAATCCCGCGCTGCTCGCCACCGTGCAGGGCATCGGCGCGGCGCTGGGGCAGGGCTTCGGCGCGGCGCTGAGCACGCTGATGACCTTCTTTTCGGTCATCGGCAACAACATCGCCGCCGGACGCAACCCGCTCGATGCGCTGCGGCTGGCCCTGCTCAATGTCGTGCCGCCTGAGTTTGTGCCACTGGTGAACACAGTCATCAACACGATCAAGACTGTCATTGGAACGGTGACGGGCCTTGTGGCGCAGTTTCAAACCGCGTCCGCCGGCGGCGCAGGTGGCATCATGGACATGCTCGGCCTGTCGCCGGAAGTGCAGGCCACGCTTACGGGCATCGTTGCCAGCATTCAGGGCATTCTCAGCCAGCTCGTGGCCTACGTTCAAGCGAATCTGCCGGCGATGAAAGCCGTTGCAACGGATGTATTCAACGGCATCGGGTGGCTGGTGCAGAACGTGCTCGGCCCGTGGCTGCAATTCCTTGTCACGAAGGTGGGCGAGGTCATCGGGTGGGTGAACACCAACATGCCGATGATGCTGCAAACCTTCAGCACAATCGTAAACGCGATCATGACGCTCTTTTCGACGGCATGGCCGACGATTCAACGGGTTGCGCTTTCGGCGCTGCAATCCTTGCAGGCCGGCGTGACGTTCGTTATCACGCTCATTCAGGGCATCATCACGTTTGCCATGCAGGCGATCAATGGCGACTGGGAAGCGGCATGGGAAACGCTCAAGACCACGGCAGACACACTGTGGCAGGAGATTTTGACCTTCATGCAGGGCTTTCCAAAGGCCATGCTGGACATTGGCAAGAAGATCATTGACGGCCTGATCGAAGGCGTGAAGTCAAAGGCAGTGCAGTTCAAAGAGGCGCTCTTGAGCATTCTGCCGCCGGCGATTCGCGCGGTGCTCGCGCAGATGGGCATCGCGTCGCCGTCGAAGGTCACCATGAAGATCGGCAACCAGCTTGTCGATGGCTTGATTGTGCCGTTTGAAAAGCGCATGGGCGACGTGCGCGAGGCCATGACCGGCCTGATTCAGCCGATGGCGCAGGCCCCTGCCGGCGTGCCGGCGCTGGCCGGCGCGGTTGCAGCCGGCGCGTCTGGCGCCGGCAACACCAGCATCAATATCAACATGGGCGGCGTGCAGATGGCAAACGAGATGGACGCCTACAGCGTCGCGTATCGCATTGCAAAGCGCGTAAAGGATGGCATTTGATGGCACAGGTTCAATTCACGACTGAGTTGCCGTTTGATGATCTGCTGTTTGACGGCCTGCACCGCAGCGCGTTCATGCTGGCGCCGCCTGACGGTGAGAATCCAGTCACTGAAAACATCGAAGTTGTGGCCGAGAATGGCGCGGCTGCGCTCGGCCAGATTGCAACCCTTGAGCGATGGTTTAACAGCGCGCGCGAGCGGTGGGCCGGCTCCTCAGACGGCAGACCGCGCAACAAGCACATCCCGCCTGTGTATGCGCGCATCGACCTGGCCGAAAGCGGCGACTGGCACAGGGCGGAAATCATCGCTGGCCGCGTGGAAGTGAATGAGCCTATCAGCGCCTACACCTACCCCAAGCCGGTGCGTTACCTGATTCAGTTCACGCACACGGCGGGATGGGAAGGGGCCGAGGTGGACGTGACACTGACGCCTCAATCGGGCGGCAAAGGCACATCGCTCAACCTGAGCCTGTTTCAAAACTTCCACATTGAGCCTACGGACTTCGATGATGGCAACATGCCGGCGCGCGCGATCATCCGCCTGCAAAACTCAAACGCCAACCTGGTGCAGCACGCGACGGTGTGGCTCGGCATGTTCCGCTCATTTCTCACCACCGACAAATGGAACGGCAAATACGAGGCCGAGGCCGGCACCGGCGGCAGTGTGGTCGGTGACGGCGGATCGTCCGGCGGTCAATATCGTTCGTTTACGTGGGGCGTGTCCACGCCCACGCTGGTGCAGACGTGGACGATACCGGCCAGCGCCTGCGCGTATGCCGCAGGCCGGCGCGTGCGCCCTGTGGTGCGGTGGGCGACGGTGCCGAACTACACCGACCTGAGCGTGCGTTTTGCCGTGCGCTTTGGCGGCACGGCAGAGCTTGCCACCACGCCGTGGCAGCGCGTCACCCCGAACGCCGGCATGCACGAGGCGTTCTCTCTGCCCCTGCCGCCGCGCTACGTGGGCGGCACGCCGGTGGCGCATGAGATTGTCATGTATGGGCGCCGGACATCCGGCGCATCCACCACGCTCACGCCGGACGTGCTGTATCTCATGGCGGCTGAGCAATTCATTCGCTTCAAGCCGGCTGGCTACGGCCTGCCTGAGAACTGGGAACTGGTGTCGGATGGCGTTGCCGGCTACACGCATGTCTATGACGGTCTTTCAAGCAGCGGCATCTATGACCAGCAGGGCGATTACATCATGCTCACGCCAAACGCGATGCACTCGTTCAACCTGGCGCATGTCGCCAACGTGATCGGTGTGACGCCGGTCAACCGCACCACCACTGTGCGCGTCAGGGCGCGGCCAAGAAGGAGCACGCTGTGAGGATCGGAGCATCGTTCTTTACCCGCTCGTTTGCGAATCTTCAAGCGCCGCCGGCAGTCAAATTTCAGGTGGAGCAATACTCCATGCACGTCCTCGGCGGGCCGAGTCAGGCGCGCATCGTCGCAACCGGCCGCCCTGACGACCTGTGGGACTGCATCAACCTGCTGCGGTGCGGTGTGGAGCTGCACGACGAGCGCGGCGACGTGGTTTGGTGGGGCTACGTGGATGAGGTGCGCGTCAACATGGACACGGCAGAGTGGGGCGTGAGCATCCAGCAGATGGCAAACTCCATTGCCTGCGCCTACACCACCCAAAGCGGCATCCTGAGCGCCGCCGGCGCGCGCCGGACGACTGCCTACGCACAGGACGCGCTCAGCATTGCTGAGTATGGCGAGCGGCAGTTGATCGTCACAGCCAACAACACAGATGCGACCGGCGCGGCGGCCATCCGCGATCAGGCGCTTGCGGCCATCGGCTGGCCCATGCCGACATCAGACCTTGCCGAAGGGACGGGCAACAAGGCAGTGATCCTGTGCCGCGGCTGGTATGAAACAACCGAATGGAAGTATTACAGCAACCCGCTCGGCGTTTACGGCCACATCGCCACCCCTGACGTTTACCAGACCATCGGCGATAACGTGGCTGAAATCGAAACCGTGTGGACAATGCCGGCAGGCTCAGACACGTTCGACACCATCGGCCTGTTTCTGCAAAGGTCGCTTTACGGATTCCCTGCAATCAACCTGAATGGCCGGATTCACAACGGGACGAACCAGGGCGCGCCCGTGCTTGCCACGTTCACCATCACGCCGGCGGACATTTCGGCCACCGGCAACGGCGAGGGCGGATACATCGAAAAGGCACTGTCGGCCACCATTACCGGCAGCACGTCACCCTTGTGCATTGCGCTGATTCGCGCCGGCGGCGCAGACCTGACGAATCACTACCGGCTCGGCTGCACCGGCACCATTCACCCGTATTCATCGACGACATTTGGCGAACCCGGCAACTGGAACGCACTGCCCTACGATGTCATTTTCAAATTCACGCGGCAGGACAACATCGTGCCGCAGATTCAGGCCATGCTCACCTCTGCCGGCCAGTTTCTCACCGGCATCGACATCGAGGCCGCATCGACGATCAAGACGCGCCCGACACGCGCCGGAGATGCAACGGCACGCGCGCAGATCGAGGAGCTGCTTGCCATGCACACCGGCGCATCGGGCCGGCTTGCAATCGAGGTCACGCGCGACCGCAGGGCGCGTTTGTATGGAGAGCCGGACGCCGGCACGCCCATCTATGTGGATCGGTTCATGAATCCCTTCGACAGCGCCGGCGCGCCCATTGAGCGGCATTACTGCCCGTATGGATATTGGGCCAGCTTGAAAGAGGTCTATCCCGCGGGCGTGGCAAACAACATGGATGGCTCAAGCGGCACGGTGGGCTTTGTCGAAGGCGCTGATTACAACGTGGCTCAAGGCCGCTGGACACCGCGCTTTCGCAGGAATCGAAACGCTTTTACAGGTGCACAATGAACGACAGAGAGGCGGCAGATTTCGTTTATCGCATCCGGCCCTTTCTTGCCCAGTTGATGGGCGAGGCCGGCGTTTCTGGCGGCGGCGCCGGATCAGGCGGCGTTTACACCCCACTCACGCGCCAAATCTTCGCCGGCTCCGGCCTCACGCAATCCCGCACCGACCTTGCCGCCGACATGACCATCAATGCAGCCGTGGCAAATACCGGCGCAGTCGGCCTGACGGTTGAGGCCGACGCCATCCGGCTCACGTCATCGTCGAATCCAGGCGCTGCGGCTGTGGTGCTGGCGACCGATGCAAACGGCCACATGACGATTGTGAGGGCCACGGCCACCGAGCGCGTGCGAACGCCATTGATCGACACCGCTTCCGGCGCGCTCGCGATCAGTCCAGCCGGCGCGCTCACGCTCACCCCAGGCAATGGCGTGGTCAACCTGACCACCGGCATTCTGCAATCGAGCAACTACGCATCGCAGACAACAGGCTTTGGCATCACCCACGCCGGCGCCGCTGACTTCCGCTACCTGTTTGTCGATGAGATGCACGCGAAGTCGTTCATCGCCGACTTGGAGCAGGCATTGGCCGGTGGTCAGATCATCTCTAAAAGCGTGGCGCTCATGGGCAAGGTGTTCACCGCGCCGGCAGCCGGCGCAACGGCCACCCTGTGGGTGCGCGACCTGCCCAGCGCGGCGAACATGGCCGCGTTTCAAAGTGGCGACATCGTGCGCGTGCGCACGTTCTTGCGCAGCGGCGGCAGCCTGAGCATTTCGGATTGTTGGGGGGTGGTCACGGCCTACGCTGACGGCACGGGCGCGGACGAAGGGTTGCAGTCGTGGACGTTCACCCGATCCAGCGCGCCCAACGCCGGCGCGATGACCGCCGGCACGACTGTGCAGCCCGACGCGATTGTGCTGGACTACGGCACGAGCGGGAACGGCATTTACGAGGTGAACGCCATTGATGGCGCATACGGCGCAAACTCGCCTTATGCGCAGATTGTGCAGTGGACGGGCCACCCTGCAACCGGCTCGGTTGTGCGCGCGCGATATGGCAAGCTGGACGGGTGGGGCGGGGGCTACGCCGGCACAAACACGTTCGGGATTGTGGCCGGCAATGTGTCCGCCACATGGATCGCAGCCGAGGCCACCAACGGCTTTCGGGTGATGAACGGCACAACGGTGCTCGGCCAGTGGGACACCGCCGGCAACATGCAGCTCGGCCAGGTGGCCGCGTCAAAGGCCAACATCTATTTCGATGTGACCAGCGGCGAACTGCGTTTCCGCACCAACACCACGGCGTATTTCGTCGTGCGGTCTGATGGCCGGCTCGCATTTGCGCAGGGCGCTGCGGCGGCGAACTCGGTGAACTGGGAAATGTCGAACGGCGAAACCGTGTCGCAGGTCTTTGGCTACCGAGGCGGTGGACGGTCGTATGCAACCCTGATTGCATACGGCTACAGCGGCGCGGCCGGCATCACCGAACTCATCGCCTACACGCCCAACAACTCAAGCGGCTTTGCGCGCCTGTGGCTGGACGGCAATGCCAAACAGATCATTGCCGACAACGTGATCGTCGCAAATGCCGGCGTCTCGGCCACGTCAGTGACGGCATCGGGCGACCTCACCGCCGCCGGCGCGGTGTATGCGTCCAACTGGCTTCGCACCTACGGCGCGACGGGATGGTATTCGCAGGACTATGGCGGCGGCTGGCACATGTCAGACACCACATGGGTGCGCTCATACAACGGCAAGGCCGTTTACACGTCCAACATCATGCGCGCCGACGGTGGCTTTCAGGCCAGCGGCACGGGCCAGACCGTCATCAACGGATCGGCGCAGCACGTCTCGCAGGGTGTCACCGGCTGGCTGTATGTGCAGACGGGCGTCATTACAGCCTATGACAACGTGGGCGTGCTGAATGGCTCCGCAGGCCGGACAACGGGGACATACACGATTGACCTGCAATCAGGCAACAACGGCTCGATGCCTGCCGGCGTCAAGGCGGTGGGCGTGCGCTTTAGTGCGGTGTGGGCGAACGCGGCCAACAACGGCGCAATGACCATGACCTACGGCGGCGTAACGCTCGGCGTGTGCCGCGCGCAGGTCAACAGCCGGTTTTCGGATGGGTATTGCGTGCTGCCAGCGGATGGCAATGGCGACATTTCCTTTTCGATTCTCAATGACAACTCCAGCGGCGTGGTGGTCGCGCTGTGCGGATACTTCATTTGAACGGCAGTCTGATTCGCGGTACGATTACCGTCATGCTCATCGCCTTCCTCGTCTACCTGCTCACTTTCCACAACGTGGGGCCTCAAGAGGTCTGGCTGTTTTACTACAACCCTGCCGGCAGAATCACCATCACAAGCGAGCACTGCACGGCGACCGATCCGTGGACATCGCAGTGTTTCATCCCTGCCGGCGTCCAGACGGTCGAGTTGAAAGTATCGGCGCCGTGTTCGCTCGACACGGTGCCGGTGCTGGTCAGCGAAGACTGGCGCGGCCCTCGGCGCAGCGTGCACTGGGAATACCTGCCCAACGCCGCGCCGTGCGTGCACCGGCAGATTTTCACAATGGTGTGGAACGACTACACACCAGGCGCAAAAGAGGACACGAAGGAATTAGAACCATGATTGAGAAAGCACAAGAGAAACTCGACACGCTGCGCCGGCAGCATTCGCAGCTCATGCGCGACATGGACGGCATGCAAGCCCAACTTGCCCAGTTGCAGGGGCGCATGAACGAGTGCGGCCAGTTGATTACCGCCGTTTCGGGCGGCATCGTGGCGCTTGAGCAACTGGTTGCGGAATGCGCGCCGGCGCCAGCGACTCAGCCGGTCGAAGAAGCGGCAGCGGGATAGGGAAAAGGACTGGCCGCCGATCACTCGGCGGTCAGTCCTCAATAGCGGAAGCGACGGGTTTGGGATTCGCGTTTGGGGTCTTATCGCGCAGCCTGCACCAGCTCTTTGTAGGCGGCTTTCACGCGCCACTCGACGATGGCGCGCTCGTCAATGTCCACCACGACGCCGGCGAGAATGGTGAGAAGCGCGTTGTTGCGCTCTTTGGTGGACATCTCGGCCCACTGGCCGGCGAAGTCGATCAGGCTTTCGGCGGCCTGCGCAATGCTTGGGGCCGGCTGCGCCTCAAGATCGGCCATGTCGCGTTTGATGCGCGCCAGCTCGCGCAGGTAATCCGCCTCGGCCATGCCGCCGGCTTGAAACATGGTGCCCAGCCGCTTCATCTCGCCGCGCAGGTTGGCGGCCATCTGCGCGCGCTCGTCCTGCACGCTGACCGACTGCGACAGTTCGATTGCCTCGTCGATCACGTCCTCGGTGAGCTTGAGCGAGGCGATGAATTCATCCACCTGCGCCACCAGCACGCTTTCAGCCAGGTAGTGACGTTTGGCGGGGCAGGGGATGCCGCGTTCGTGGCTGCGGCAGATGTAATAGGGTGACTCATGCCCCGATCCACCGGCCATGCCGCACGTCATGCGCTTGTCGCAGCCGGCGCACACGGCAAGGTCTTGCAGCAGGTATTGATGATGCGGCAGCGCAGCGCGGCCCGGTCGGGAACGGCCATGTGTGCGCATGGCGACCTGCAAGCGTTCGTGTTCGGCCCAGCTCATCAGCGGCTGGTGTGTGCCGTCAAAAAGCAGCGTCTCGTTCTTGCTGCGGCGTTTGGGCTTGCCGTCCGGCCCTTTGCCGGCCATGCCGCGATACACAATCTTGCCGGCGTAGAACGGATTGCGCAGCATCCCCAGCACGGTGTCCTTGCTGAAAGCGCGATTGTCGCGGGTGAGAATGCCGCGCGCCCTGAGTTCTTTGGCAATGTCGCCGGCTGAATACGTGCCGGTGAGCATCCTGTCCACCATCTCGCGCCAGATGGTGAATCGCGGTTCATCCGGCACATCCTCGCCGGCTTCGCGCTTGTAGCCGAACGGTGGGCGGGTGGCGTTCGACTTGCGCCGTGTGATCGCCTTCGACTTCTTGCGGCGCGCGATGTCCTCACTCAGGCGCTCGCGCTCGTGGGCGCCGATGACAATGCCGAGATTGCGCACCAGCCGGCCGCCGGCGCTGCGGTCGTGCTGCTGTGTGACGCTGATGACCGGCACACCGAGCCGGTCAAGCTCCTCAAGGATTGAAATGTCGGCGGCCGCGCGGCTGAATCGGTTGTAATCGTAGACGAGGATCGCCTGCCACCGCTGCCGCCCAGAACGGGCCATGAGCAGGAGGCGCTGAAACTGCTTGCGCTCGTGGGTGCCTCCGCTGATGGCCTCGTCCTTGAACGTCTCGATCACCGCCATGCCGTGCTCGGCGGCGTAGCGTGCAATGGTGTCGGCCTGTGAGGCGACGGTGTGGCCGTCGCGCTGCATCTCGCTTGAGTAGCGGATGTATTGCGCGGCGGGGATGAGGTCAGTCATGCCGGCACGGGTGCTCTGACCAGCTTCACGCCCCTGCGGATGGCCGCCTGCGCGATGATTTGCGCCAGGGCGCGCCGGCTGTCGATGTCGTCATGGCTGTGCACGATGGCAATGCGTGCCACGTTCGGCGCGCGCTTGGGCCGGCTGTGCCGGCGAGGGTGGGGGAGTTTGGGGGTCATGGTATGAACGGCTCCAGGCCGATAAGCGATTCTCGGATGAGATACAAAACGTTTGTGCGCCGGCGCTTGAATCCCCTGACCACTGTTTCCCAGCTTTGCCCCGGCACACTCAAGAGACTGGTATGTGCACCGTTTCCGCGCCACCGCACGCCGTAGTTGCTTGTAAAGCCGTTGTCGTCCGAGCCGATGTTGACAATCTCGCCGGTGCCGATGACGCGAGGCGGCGCACCATTTGATGGGATAAGTTCGATGGTCACTCGGATCATTTGCCATCATCCTCCAACGCGCCGGCAATCCACCACAGCATCAGCAGGTGCAATCGCCGGCGCTGCAAAGCCGGCAGGACAAACAGGCGCACAAGCGCGGCGCGTTGCTCCCTGCTGGCAATCCAAACTTCATTCATTTGCCATCGTCCTCTAGCGCGCTCAGCCGCGCCTGCAACTCAGCATTGGCTCGCGCCATGTCGTCACGCTCTCGCCCGATGCGCTCGATGTCGGCACGCAGGTTGGTGATAACCGCCTCTGCATCGTTGCGTTCGAGCAAGAGGAGCTTTGCTTCAGTCTTCAAGCCGGCAGTGTATTCGGCACGGTAATCCATGATGGCACGCAGCCGGCGCACCTCAGCGACCAGCGCCGGCACGTCTGCACGGGCAGCGGCGATGAAGGCGGCATCGGTAGTTGCGTTTGGCAACACGTCCATTTGCGCAAGACTCAACCCGCCCAGCGCATCCGGCCCGAACACTTGAGCTACATAGCAATGGCCTTTTTTGCCTATCTGCCTTGATGCCTCCCACGGCCCCGGCGTCGCGGCATTCGCTCGCGCTTCGATGGCGTCCAGATCGAGCGCCGGCGTCGCGGTGTAGGTCTCTCGTTCTTCGCTCATTAGCTTTTCTCCCCATATGCACTATTAGAATGATTACAGCGCATATAAATCAGACGATAGGTAGACGATTCAGGCATCAAGCCCCGTAGTCAATCGACTTCTCGGCGGCATTCTCCACGCGCTCGACTTCGTGCGCGTAGATCATGGTTGTGTCCACGCTGGCATGTCCCAACATGGCCTGCACGTTGCGGATGCTTTCGCCCCTGCGCAGCGCACTGGTGGCCGCGCTGTGCCGGATGCTGTGAGACGTTTTGTTGAGCGAGTAGATGCCGGTCGCCTTGCGCGCTTCCAAGATCATCCGGCGCGCTGCCGACTGCGACCACCGGCCGCCCATGTTGCGCCGGCTGCCGCTGGTGAACAACGGCCCATCCGCCCCACCCCGTTCCTGCAACCAGTCCAGCAGGGCGTTCACCGCGTCGGGATGCGCGATCACGGCCACGTCATCAGCCTCGCGGTGACCCTTCATCGTCTTGTAAAGCACGCGCTGGCCGCCTTCGGTGCCGATGTCGCCCAGGTCGGCGCGGTGCAGTTCGATGTCTCGCACGCCGCAGTAGGCGCGCAGCATCAGGTAACAGCGATCCCGCGCCGGCAGTCCCTTCGCGTAGTCCAGCAGCCGGCGCATCTCGGTATCGTCGAACGCCTGCCGCGAGTGGCGTTTATTGGCGCCGCGCCGTTTCGCGCCGTCCACGTCCTCGCCAGGATCGACAGGCGTGTAGCCGGCCTTGCGCGCCCACGCGGTGAAGGTCTTTGCGCCGGCCAGCCACAGGTTCACTGAGCCAGGTTTGTAGCCGTCGGTCAGCAGCGCGGCCTTCCAGCGGCGCATGGCGTCGGTCGTGATTTGCGCCTCGCCCACTGAGTGCAGGTATTCCCGCAGCTTGCGCAGGCCGATGCGATACACGCGCGCGGTCGCGTCGCTCATCTCGTGGCCGGCGACTTTAAGCGCAAGGTCGGCATGCCACAGGTCAATGAGCGCATCAGGCCCAGGCAATTGGATGATGTCCGAATGTCGGACGGTGGCTGTGACAAGTGCGGTGGTCATTTCGCCCCGATTGCGCGCAGCCCTTCGTCGCGCGCCACATTCAGCCGGCTCATGGCCTCATCTGATCCGCCGGCGTCAGGGTGTGCCGTGCGGGCCTTCCCGCGATATGCAATATGGATATGTGATGTGGCCGCTTGTTTGTCCATTTCGGCCAAATCGCTCGTCAAGCCCAACACCTGCCACCATGTTTGCTGTGCACCCGCGGGCGGCAATGCGGCGTAGCCGGTGAATGCGCGGTCGAGATTGCCCACGCCCCACCGATCCATGCCGCGCATGGCGTCTATGTGCATCGCAATCGCGTAGATGTTGTCTGCCACTGCATCCCACTTGTCGCAGGCCAGCACAACCGGCTTGCCCTCAATTGCAAAGTAGCAGGCGGCGCCGGTGTCGTCCGGCTCCTTCTGCGCGCCGTAGGGCAACCCGTTCAACTTGACGCGCAAATTGGTGCTCAGAACGATGCTGGCAGCGTGCAGGCGCTCAAGCTCTTGATCGAGTGCGCGCACCGCCTCGGCCACGGTCTTGCGGCGATTCATCCGGTTGGCGCGGGATGAGAAGCGTGCGCGTTGTTGATCGCGTCGGGCTGTGCGCGGCCAGCCGGCCGGCCACGACAAGGGAAATGCTTGCTGTTGGTCGTTCATGGTTTCTCCGCTTGCTTTTCGTGCCAGCGCGCAACCCTCCACATGTCATCAAGCCGGCCGCGTTCTCGGCTTGTCGCTTCGTCGATCGCAATCATGAAGCGCAGCGCATTGGCTGAATCAATCCTCCCCTCCCCTTCCAGATAGGCTATTTGTTCCTTTGCGACATCCTGCGCGGCATTTAGTGCATTGATTTGCTGCTGAATGCTTGTGGCTTTGTAATCCATCTCCTCGTTTCTCCTCACCTCACCATCAGGGGCAGCTCTTCAAGCCGCGCCTTGATCCGGTTGTATGCGTCCATCCCGTCGGGCGTGATTACCCGCCCGTCTTTGGCGAGCGCGATGTAGCCAAAGCGTTTCAACAGTGGCTCAATCTCATCGCGCACCCGTTCGCTTTCGATGCCTTCAAGCGAGGCGATAATCACGCGCTCGCCCACAGGCCGGCGCTCTTTCACCAGCACGGCCAGATACGCCAGGTCGTCATGTGTCAGGCCATTGCGTGACACGATGCCCAGGCCGAACATGACGCGCGCAAAACAGTCGTCCACGGTCTGGCCGGTGTCGGCAATCTCCTCGGCCACGTCACGGGCCAGCATGAACGCCCTGCGCGGCACGAGCCGCGATGCCTTCGCTACGAGCGGCACCGCCTCAGCCGGCAGGTCGGCGTGCTTGATCCTCACCATTTCCTCAATCTCGCTCTGGCTGTAACTGGTCAGCAGAATCTCGGTGCACCGGCTGCGGAAGGCGTCATCAAGCGAGCCCTGCTTGGTCGTGGCGAACATGAACAAGACATTGCCCACCAGCGCCACGCGGCGAACGCCGGCGCGCGCAAGGATCACGCTTTTGTCGTTGGCTTCGAGCGCGGTCAAGAGCGCGTTCTGCACGCTCACGCCGAGCGTGTGCACCTCGTCGATGAACACCGCGCACGGTGGATACTCCACCATCGGCATGCCTGAGCGCGTGCCGGCCTTCTTCACCGGCAGGTCGCTGTCAATCAGCAAGTCCTCAAGCGCATCGAACAATTGTTCACGGCTCTTGATGGCCGTGCCGTCGAGATGCAAAAACGGCAGGCCGAGCGCGGTGGCCGTGCGCTTTGCCATCGTGGTTTTGCCAAGCGACGGGCCGCCCACGAACAAAAACACGCGATCCATGCGCGGCGGGGTGTGAGACAACGCCACGCGCAGGCTGCGCTTGATCGAATACACCGCCGGCGTGTTACCGATGAAGCCGGCAAACGCCTCGTCTACGCGGCTGCGGATGTCAGTGCGTCCGCAAATGTCAGTGTTCTGTGTGTCCATGCTCATTCTCGGTATTCATCAGCCGGCAGATTCGGAAACAATGCCGTCGCTGCGCCCTTGCTGAGCTTGTCGCCGTTTCGGGCGACCATCTCCGCGCCGTGTTTGGGGCCTGCATACATGGGGTATCCGCCGGCGTAGGCAGCCCATTCCTTCGCCGGCATGACCTCGGCGGGATACGTTGCGTCGGGAATCAACGCGACTGCAACAATGGCGGCGGGATACGTTCCATCGTCTGTCGATGTGCCGAAGTGAATGGCCTGGATGATGGTGTTCAAAACAATTTCTCCTGCTTTGCTTCTGGCTTGGCCGGCTCAGTCGGCGCCGGCGCAATTGTCAAGCGGTATCCCACCTGGCTATTCATCGCCTGCGGGTCCAAGTCCACCGGCTCGCTGGCCGCAACCACGTAGCCCACACGCTTGATGTAAGCCTTGAAAATCCCCATCTCCTTGCCGTCAGGCGCGGCATTGTGCCGCGTGATGGTGAGATGCCGCGTGCTCGCGTCGTAGGCCAGCATTGCGCCATGCTCAAGCGTGCGCGGCGACGCAATGGTGCCGGCGATCAAGCCGCGCAAAACGTATTCCAATGCCGTGCTGCTCATCTAAACCTCCTTGATTGCGACGCCGTAAAGCGCCAGCACCAGTTTCTTCTTCAAGAGATACACCGCTGTCCTCACGCCTTTGGCATCCTCGACAACGATGTCGCCGGCAGTGTCTGCATACACAAAATCAGCGATGTAAACGCCGATCAAAACACCCTCGACACGAAGCGGATACTTCACCTGCCGGCGCAGGCCGCTAATGAGGCCGGCGCGCTCCATGATTCGCAGTTGCGCCCATCGGTCAAGCTCGCGCTCTGAATCGAACTTGCCATCGGGCGTTTCCACTCGCGTGTTGCGATATTTGTTCTGCGCCTTCTCGCCGGTCATCTGCGCATACTGCCTGCTTGTGAGTTTCACCATGATTTACAAACGAAGCCGGCTGCCGGTCATCCTGCCCTAGCCCCTGATCCGTGGGAGTGCAGGACGCCTGATGCTCGTTCGCCGGCCTCGTCGCGTCGTGACGGCGCTGTCATTGCGCCGGAATCACCTCTTCATCCATGCTGCCCACTACATCAAACGCAATCGGTAGCGTATCGGCTTCCAGAGTGCCGCCGGCTGCTGCATACACGTTGCGCACAGCCTGCCGGAAGTAGCTGGCCTTGAGCTCAATCCCCACCCCGCGCCGGCCTGCGCGCACTGCGCCGTAAACCTCTGAGCCAACACCCATGAACGGCGTAAGCACCGTTTCGCTTGGGTTGCTGCGTAGCGCAATCACGCGGTCGATCACGTCAAGCTGCAACGGGTGAACGTGCTTTTCGTCGTCCTTGTCGCGCGCGGCCTTGTAGGGCAACACACGGTCGATGCGAATGTCATCCCAGAACGAGGATGCATACTGCCGCCAAATCCAATGGCTGTAGCGGTTTTCAGTTTGCTTGCCTGCATAGCCTCGGAAGTGCATCACTTCGCGCGGAATTTGGCGCTCGCCGGCATACTCCATCATGCCGACGGGATGCGCAACAGGGATCGGGTTGTCTCCGCTGCGCCGGAAGAGCAGCAGGTAATCCGCTGATGCCAGACCGCACTTCGTTGAATCGTTGACGAGCGTCATGTGCGCAAGGTTCTTTTGCATGGTGCGATTGCGCACGGCCAGCGGCTCTTTCCAAATGCAATGCCGGCCGCAGTAGGCCCACCCCTCTCGCTCGTGCAGCCGTATAACATCGCCGGGGAAATCGATGTAGCTGTCGCTGCCGCTGTTGGATCGCGGGATGTCCATCACATGAACAGCAGTAATCCGGCCCGGCATTGTGATGCGGTGCAAGTCCCGCACGACAAAGGTGTAATGCCCAAAAAACTCGTCGTAGCCATCGCAGTTGCTCAAGTCGCGCTCGTCGCTTGAGTAGTTGTAGAGACCACCAAACGGGGGCGAATACACCGACAGGTGAATCGACTTGTCAGGGATGTGCTGCATGACTTCCATGCAGTCGCCGTTGTAAAGCGCGTATTGATCGGTGATTACTTGATCGAGAACAGCCATGAGGGAATCTCCTCTTTGTTGCGGAATGTCTGATGCCGGTCGATGGCAAGCGCGTTGTTCATCTCGCGCACCAGCGCGGCAAACATGCGGTCGGCGTTTTCTGCTTTGCGGTTGAGGTTTTTAAGGACGCCCTGGTCGCCCTCAGTGGTAATCACGTCCACCGTGACTGGGCGCGTCTGTCCAAAACGCCAACACCGACGCACGGCCTGGTAATACTGCTCAAACGAGTGTGAGGGGAAGAACGTCACATGATTGCAGTGCTGGAAGTTCAATCCCCACGCGCCGATCTTGGGCTTTGTGATGAGCACGCGAGCGCGCCCATCGGCGAAGGCCATCAGCTTGTCTTCCTTTGCGCGGTCGGGGTCGCTCCCGCTGACCTGGACTGCATCGGGGATCAACTCCTCAAGCGCGTCTCCTTCTTCGTTGAGGTGGCACCAGACGAGCGCCGGCTGGCCGGTGCCGTTCACCAGCGCGGACACCTGTTCACATCGCTCGCCGATGGTGCGGCGGTGTTCCTCGCGTTGCTCTTGCAGCCCGACGGCTGGCATGGTGAACAACATGCCGTTGTCGAATGGTTCACTATCAACAACGCGCTCGACTTGGTGCAACGGCGGCAGAATGAAGCCTTCATCGCTGAAGCCCATGTCAGAGGGCCGGCGCAGCGCACGCGCCCACGAGCACACCCATCGCCAGAACGGCATCTCGGAGTGGCCGCGGAATCGCCACTTCACCGCCTCGCGGTGGTTGCGCCGCGTGCCAGTGGAATTGTTGTTGTCGTTTTTGAAGAAACGATTGAGCATGTCCATGTGACCAAGATAGCCAAGCGCCTCTGATGAGGTGCCAAGTTCGGTGTAATCGTTGGGCGCGGCGGTCGCTGTTGCCAGCAACCGATACGGCATCTTGCGCATGAAGATCGTGATCTCGGCTTTGCGCACGCCGTCAAAGTTTTTGAGTATTGACGATTCATCGCATACCATGCCGGCGAAGTCGGATGGATTGAACAGATGCAATTGCTCGTAGTTCGTGACGTTGATGCCATCGGCGATTTGCCCATCGCGCGACAGATGCGCCTTGATGCCAAACTTCTCAGCCTCGCGCATCATTTGAATGGCAACGGCCAGCGGCGTGGCAATCAACACGCGAGAGCCGGTGTGCCGCACGATGTTCTCGGCCCATACAAACTCCATCGCTGTTTTGCCGAGTCCGCAGTCAGCGAATATCGCCCCGCGACCCTTCAACACAGCCCATTCGACAAGAGCGGCTTGAAAGTCAAACAGAAACGGCGGTAGCCATTTTGGGGAGAAACCAAAATTGCCACTAAGTTGAGCCTTGCGGTCAAGAAAGTCCGCGTAGCTAGTGTTGTTATTCAAATGCGTCATGCGTTCACCCTTACCCGCTTCGCCGGCCTCGCTGCCGGCTTGAGATAGCGCGGCGCAACAAGCATCACGCCGGCGTTTGGTGCGTCGAAGCGCAACACAATCTTGGTGCCGCGTCCGGTGACAATCTCCTCAATCACACCTGTGTTGCCGCGGCTGTTGTCGTAGTCAAACACGAGCGTGCCGTTCACTTCAAGTTTTGCGCGCTGCATGTTGATGAGGCGCACCCGCTGGCCGACTGATAGCGTGGTCGTCATTTGCCGCCCTCGCTGGCTTCCGGCGTAGCCGGTGCGTCACCCTGCGGCACTTCGTCAGTCGGCTGGTGAGTCGGCTGGTGAGTCGGCGCCGGCTGCGACTTGGGCGCGCGTGCACGGATGGGGAATTGTTCTTCGCGTCCCTTCATGCGCTTGGTGGCATACAGCACCACGCGCTTGCCCACCCAGTCGTCCATCTCATCGGTGCCGATGGCCTCGGCGATGCTTTCGGCCTTTGGCTTGCTCAGCACCAGTCCGTGGCCCAGCCCAGGCACATTTTCCAAAAACGGCAGCGATGTGATTTCGCCGGTTTTGCCGTTCACGTTGTTGAAGCGCAACACATGGTTGGTTTCTTCGGGCTTGTCAGCGCCGGCGCGCATCTTTTCGGCTCGCACTGCGGTGACCATGATGAGAATTTGCGTCGCGCCGAGATGCTTGCCGGCGAGGTATTTATCAGGGAATACGTGATTGGCTTTCATTTCTGCTCCTTCTGAAAATGGCTGACTCGGTAAATCGAGGGGGGAAAACCGAGTCAGCCACTTCTCACTCGCGCGACTGAGAGCCGAGTGATTTATCCTCGCCGGCTTCACGCGAAGCCGGCGCACAGTCCGAATGGTTGAGCGCGTGCGCGTAGAGGGCTGATTCCTCCGTGATCGGCGCAGCAGGCGCCACACCGCAAAGCGCAAACGCGGGATTGACGAGCTTGACAACGCCTTCCAGCGCGCAGGCCATTTCGGCAAGCTCAGGATCGCCGGCGCTCCACAACGCAAGGGCGGTTTCCTCAAGCGCGGCGGCCATCGTCTCGATCATGCCGGCATCGCTGTCGTTTGCGAGGGCGTCGGCACGGTCATCGCGCTGTGCCATCTCAGCCGACAGGCGCGCAATCTCGTCGTTCTTGAGGTTGATGAGCGCAGCTTGTGTGTCGGCGAGATGTTGAAGCGGCTTTTCTGCGCCGGCGATGGCGCCGCGAATTGCACGTTCGATTACGGTCATGTCATTGCCGGTCAGGTCGCAATGGCGCTCAATGGCTCCGAGCGCGAATTGCACGTTGCGGTCGGTGTCGTCTACTGGCTCGTTATTTGCCAGCGCGCCGTCGCGGTAGAAATGGTTCTTTGTGGTCATCGCGTCACCTCCACAATAGGCAGATGGGCGCGCGGCTGAATGCATTCCATCGCCGGCGCAACGGGGGAGCTGACCATGCACCACGGCGCGGGTGAGACGATGCCCTGCCCGTGGGCCTTTTTCAACCCTGCCCCACTGAGCGCAATCACGAAGATCGCGCCCAGCAGAACAAGGCCAGCAAGGAGGAAAGTCACGACGACGCGCCCCGTATAAACGCGCCGCCGGCCAGTGGTCGAAATGCTGCCGGCACGCGCCAGCCGCTTCGGGTCAAGCGTGAGCATCGGCAAGCCGGCGCGGTTCACGCTTTTGGTGATGGGTGCTTTGCCGGCGTGCTCAGGCCGGCGATAGATCGTGCGCGGTGTGTTGCTCATGGATGCACCTCACGGACAAACGTCTTCATGCGTCCCGTCTCGCTGCTGATGTCGTGCATCAACGTCGCCACGACGCGCCACACGCGCGACATGCTCGCGCACGTGGGGTAGTAGACGGTGCACTCACTCGCGCCGCCGTCGGTGCGGTGGAAGCCGACAAGAGCGTCGGCCACGGTGATGGTGTGCACGCGCTTGCGCGGTGGGGCGGGCGGCGCGAGGCGTGCGCGGATGGCGGCGGCGAATGTGTTGCGCTGGCGTGTGCGGCGGCGAATGTTCTTCATGGCAAGCTGCTGTTCGCGCAAGGTCGCCATGTCGAAATTGGGCATGTCTTGCAGCATCTCTTCGATGTCGCGGGACGCGACACACATTGCATTAAAAAGCGTAAGAGCATTCACGCTGCACGCTCCTCGACGAACATGGCGCGGATGCGCGGCATGAGATGGTCGTGTGTCGCGCGCGTCACGGTGCGCAGGTAGACCCTGCGCCCTTCGTCCTGCGACTGATCGGGCCGGCGCACAAACAACGTGATGCAATGCTTGCTGCTGTTACTGCGCAGATCATCACGGTTGTGCCACACGTCCACCATCAGGCCGGCCTCGTGTGCCTCCTGCACGAGGCCGGCCAGTGTGTTGATTGCGGACTCGCGCTCGTCGCGCGTGCGGCCAAAGGTCACAGCCCATGCCGCATCATTCATGCGGCTGAACAGCGACGGCTGCGCCGGCGTGCTCGGTGTGCGGCTGAGTGAAGCGTGATATGCAACGCTGGCCGGCGTGCCGGTTTCGCGGTGCTTCCAGCGAAGTCGGTAATTGCTCATCGTTGTTTCTCCTCTTAGAAATAACTGAGCAATTACGCCGCGTGAACGGCTGCGACACTCGCGGCGGCCAGCCATTCGTTAATGCCTGCCGGCTTGTTGTCCACCCGCGCCACGGTCAGCATGAGGCCGGCGCGGATCGCGGTGATGCGCCCCACATCGTCAATGCCAATCTGCCGCTTGCGCAGGTAGGTCGTGCTTTCGTCAATCGCCATGTCGATGCCGGCGGCAAACACCGCGAGCTTGACCTGCAGATCGTCGATCATGGCCTTTTGCGTCTTGATGAGCGCGTCGCGCTCGGAGACTTCCTCGCGCATGTTTTCGATTTCGGTGTAAAGCGCCGTGCAGTCGATGGCCGACTGCGGCGCCGGCTTGGGTTCTGCGCCGGCTTGGCGCTTCTGCCATTCAATCTCATTGCCAGGGTTGTCGCCGCTGCCGTTCAGCCACGCCACACGCGCGGCTGCAAATGCAGGGGATTCACAATCAAGGTCGGGGTGCCACACGCCGGAAGGGTCGCGGTGGCCGGTCGTCCACAGTTGGGGTTCGGTCTGGATATACAGATACATGCTGCCCTCGCTTGCTGTCGGTCTGAATGGCTCTTTGTGAGTCCTACGTCACGCTGAGCCGCTTATACAGACAACAGTCTATCAGACGGCTGTCTGTATGTCAAGAGGGGAAAGCAAAAAATCGAAAAAGTCCTAGAATCTCCGAATCATGACCAACACAATGGATTTATCTCGCCTCGCGCGCGAGCTGGCCCGATGGCGGCAAGAAGCGAATCTGTCACAGTCGGCACTTGCAAAACTCATAGGCGTGCATGTGACCTACATCCAGAAGCTGGAATCGGAAACGCCAAAGTCAAATCGCAGGCCGGCGATGGAGATGGTCGCCCACATTGTGGCGGTGCTCGATCAAGCCAGAATCGAGGCCGGCCTGATTGATGAAAGCGACCGCATAGACATGAATTACGCTTTCCGTCTGGCTGGCTATCCAGAGGTGGCGACACCTATCCAATGGGCCAGTCTTTTGCAGGAACTCAACAGCATTCCGACTACTGAAATAGACAGCGCATCAAAAATCGAGGGCATTGCCAGAAGAATTTCAGCAAAATATCAACAGAGGAATGTCGATGTCGAAGCAACGCAGAACAAGGGCAGTCATCGCCGCCATCCTAAAGATCATTCAAAAGCAACCACCGCCAAAAAAGGCGCCCACAAAACTTAAGCGAGTGAACGACAAGTATTAAGCAAACGCAGCAAGCACCCCACGCATCACACCGCCATCGAAATTTAATAAGAACAACATGCGCCAGTAGGCGCATGTTTTTTTGTGTTGACATACAGACAACCGTCTGTTAGACTGTCGTCTGTGTATGGAGGTTTGATGGCAGACGACAAAACGTTTTCAGAGGTGATGCGCAATTGGCGCACGCAGAAGGGCTACAGCCAGCAGCGGCTTGCCGAGTTGCTGGAAGAAAAGGCGAGGCCGCAAGAGGTCACGGCGCACTTGGTCGGCAAGATCGAACTTGGGCAACGCGACGCGCAGCAGTGGTTTGTGATCGCGTTCGCAAATCTGTCCGGCCAGAACGTCAACCGGCTTTTGCGTGCTGCCGGCTGGCCGGAAATCGAAAAGGCGGCGATGCCATCATGACCGCCGGCACCGCCGCCCCGCCCCATCGGGCAGGACTATTTTAACGACAAAGATTAGTGACAAAAAACCGCTGACGTTTCTCCTCAGATTGGTCAGCGGCTGTAGGACTTGGTTCACAGCAGGGCAGTGCTGCAAACAACCGGCAACAATCTAGCATATGTTGCAGAGCGTGTCAAGCGGCCTTCCCTACTGAATCGGTAGGGCAATGAGTAAATTACTAATCAATGAGCCGCCCCTGCAATTCTTGCCGTCACTGGCGGCAAAGGTGGGCGACCGGCAGGCGATCTGCCTGCAACAACTTCACTTCATGCTCAACATCCCAGGCGCTGCCATTGAGCGCGCCGACGACAAGGGCCGGATGCGCCGGTGGATCAAGGCCACGTATGCGCAATGGGCGCGCGATCACTTCCGCAACTGCTGGCCGGCGGACTCGATCCGCAAGTATTTCGGCGAGCTGCGCATTTCCGGCTACGTGCTGGCCGCGCAGTTCGACATCGAAACGGGGGATGCGACCTCGTATCTGTCGATTGACTACGACAAACTGGATGACCCCCATGTGGCAAAAATTGCCACATCCCCATCTGGCAAAAATCGCCACATCCCCCCCCATGTGGCAAATTCAGTAGAGGACCATGTGGCAAAAATTGCCACATCTACTATAGAAAAAGATATTACTACCACCACCACCGCAGCGCAGGGGGGTGAAAAGCTGCCGGCTGAGCTTGAAGCGGCACGGAAAGAGCGCGCCGAGCGCATGGCTGATCCCTCGCTCGACGATCCCCGCGTCAAGGACTGGCGTGAGGTGACCGGCAACATTCCTGACGCCTTTCAACGCGAGTTCATCATGAGCCGCGTGAAGGCCGATGATCCTGACTGGCGCGAATGCCTCGTTTACTGGTGCGCGGAGTATCCCCACGCCAAACACTCACTTTACAAGCAGGCCGACTGCTACGGAAAGGGCAACTGGAAACCCCGACAGGCTGCGCCGGCAGCAGCGAGGCCGGCGCGCAAGTCTGCCGGCGCCGCGTCGGGCAAGCCGGCCAGCAAAGCCCCTGCCCCGCTGGACACCGACGCAGAGGCCGCGGCGCAGGCCGAAAAGATCAACCGCATCATGGCGATGCGCTATGGACAAGGAGCAACAGCATGAGCGTGACACAACAGGACATCGACCGCTGGCGCTTTCGCAAGGTGCCGGAAGAAACCATTGCGCGCTGGATTCGCAACGACGATAAGGCGCGCGCCGAGCTGATCGCGCAGGCCCAGCGCATCGCCGCCATTGATGCACGCCGGCGCGGTGTTGCCCCTGGCACGCCGGCGGATGCCGCCCCTGTCGTGATCGAGCAGCCGGCGCACAGGTGCGCAAAGTGCGAGGACAAGGGCGTTTACGTGAACGCCGGCGGCGCGCTTGTGCCGTGCAATGCCTGCGGCGCTGACGTGCGCATGGCCGAGGCGCGCGTGAAGTCGCTGGATCGCTATTCATCCGGCTTGAGCGCGCGCACATCGGCGCAGACATTCAGCAACTTTGAAGCCGACAGCAAAACCGCGCCGATTGTCGAGGCGTGCCGGCGCTGGGCCACCTCACCCGCCGGCTGGCTGGTCGTGTGGGGTGACACCGGCTGCGGCAAGTCGCACCTGTGCGCGGCGGTGTTCAACGCGCTGCGCCACCGCAAGCAGGTGGCCGTGTTCGTCACCGGCCCCGACCTGATGCAGTCGCTCAAGCACCTGATGAACGAGGAAACGGCGCAGGCCGAAGGCGAAACCGTGACCGAGCGCACCGAGAAATACCAGAAGGCCCCCGTGCTCATCATCGACGACATGCGCGCCGAGCAACATACGCCGTGGAGTGATGGCGTCTGGTTTTCGATCCTCGATTATCGGTATCGCAACCAGTTGCCCACGATGATCGCCACCAACGAGGATCCAGCCGGCGAGGTGTTCCCTGCGCGCATCTCATCGCGCATCCGCGATGAGCACAAAGGATTTTCGATTGTCCTGCGCAACATGGGCAAGGACATGCGGGTGACGGCATGAGCGCAATATCACCGCGAAGCGTTGCCCCGCCCCACCCAAAAGGGGCTTTCACCGACCGCCAAAAGCAGGTGCTCGCGCTTGTGGCAACGGGCATGACCGACCGGATGGTGGCCGAGCAGCTTGGCATCACCGAGGGGACAGTGACGGCGCAGCTACGGGCCGTTTACGCGCGGCTTGAGTTGACGCGCAGCGCAAAGAATCCGCGCGTGCTGGTGACGCTCTACGCCATCCGCGCCGGCCTGGTGAGGGTGACGGCATGAGCACATTTGGATCGCTTTTTACTGGCTTCGGCGGCGCTGACATCGGCGCGGCGGCCGCCGGCTTCACCCCGCTGTGGGGCGTGGAGTATGACGCAGACATCGCCGGCGTTGCGAATGCCAACCTGGGCGGCCATGTGCGCGTGGCGGATGTGCTGGACTGTAATCCGTGCGACTTCGCGCCGGTTGACCTGCTGCACGCATCACCGCCCTGCCCCAATTTCTCGGTGGCGAAAGCCGGCCGCGAAGAAACGGCGCACGACATGGCGCTGGCAGACAAGGTGGCCGAGTTCATCCGCGTGCTGCATCCGCGCTTTGTCACCATTGAAAACGTGCCGCAGTATGTGAAGGCTCATAGCTACAAGCGCATCATGAAGGCGCTGGCGGATATGGGCTACATGTATGACGTGCAGGTGCTGAACAGCGCCGATTTCGGCGTGTCGCAGACGCGCAAACGCCTGATTGTGCGCGCCGTGATGGGCGCGTTTCCGCCTGCGCTGCCGCGCCCTGTGCCGTGGGTGGGCTGGTATGCGGCCATCGAGGACATTCTGCACACGCTGCCGGAATCGAGGTTTGCAGAGTGGCAGTTGAAGCGGTTGCCGGAATCACTGAAAAGCACATTCATGTCGGAAGAGGCGAACACCAGCGCCGCGCCCGTCATCAAAGGCGTTGATGCGCCGGCAATGACGATTCACGCTTCATACGTCAAAAAGATTGTGTTGCCAAAGGCCTTCATCGCCGGCGGTGCAAACACCAGCGACGAACAGGCCGCGGCCGGCGTGGGCGTGGGCGATGCAGACGAGCCGGTGCGATGCGTGGCGACCAATGGCGCACGGTGGCGCGCCCTGCTGGTGGACGGTCAGCAAACCAATCCATCATCGGACGGCGTGCGTGTGCTGAACACGCGCAGGGATGCAGAGCCGGCCATCACGATCAACGCATCGCAATACAAGGGCGCGCATGTGGCGCTGCTGATTGAAAGCAAGAACTCAAATCAGGAGTGGGCTGTCGGGCTGCGCAACCACGACGCGCCGGCGCTGACGGTGGTCACGGATGACCGCCCATCACACGCGCCCAAAGGCTGGCTCAGCACCGGCCGCGTGGTGCAGATGACGCCGCGCGCGCTGGCGCGCTTTCAGTCATTCCCTGACTGGTATCAGTTGCCCGACAAGCGCAGTCTGGCATGTCGCGGCATTGGCAATGCCGTGCCGCCGCTGATGTATCAGCGCATCACAGAGGGGTTTCGGCAAGAGGTGACAGCATGAGCAAGATTGACAGCAAGATCGACAGGGTGCACGCCATGCTAAACGGCGATGCGGTGGATTTCGGCTCCGTGCTTGACGCGATGAGCGGCACACGCTCGCGCAGGGTGTTTTCCCGCCCCATCGAGCCGGCCCAGCCGGTGAGGCCCATTGAGCCGGCAGACGTGCTCGCGCAGCCGGTGCAGGGGCAGACAAGGCAGGAGCGCACGGCGCAGGCCCACGCGCGCCGGCAGCGCATCATCGACTTCGTGGAATCGTATTTCGCATCGCATTACCGGCCGCCGACGATCCGCGAGATTTGCGCCGGCGCCGGCATTGATTCGGCCAGCATGATCCTGTTTCACATGCGCGCCCTTTGCCAGAGTGGACAGATCGTTGACACCGGCGACCACGGCGAAAGCCGGCGCTACGTGCCGGCGTGGTTGCCAGGAGTGATTAACCGTGAGATGGAAGCGCAGCGCGCAGCAAGACAGGCCGCAGGACAGGCATCACGACAGCAGGACGCTGGTCATTCTGAGGGTTGAGCGTGGCCGTGTGGATTACAGGATCGTCGATGCGGCTGGCAGGACGGTGCGCGAAGGCGTGCAGCGACTGGCCGGCAAAAACAAACGGAGGCGATGCGTATGAAGTGACAAAAAGGCCGACAGGTGAAGCTGCCGGCCAGCGCGGAGGAGTAACAACCGCGCTGGATCAGGATTCTAAGCGAACCAGTCAAATTAGAAAAAGGAGTAAAAATGCAGAACGTTTACAAAATCATCGGCTTTGTCATCATCGCGCTCGTGGCGTTGATGCTGGCCGGATGCGGCGACGGCGGCGGCGGCACCAGCTCGCTGCGGCAGCGCATCAACGGCGGGCAGGCAAACACCCAGCCCCCCCCCGCCC